TCTCGGCTGCGTCACGGCGCTTCGCTTTCGGCTCGTAGTCCTTGAGCTCGGCTTCGAAGTTACGACGATGCTCTGCCCATTCGTCGTACTTGTCCCATGCGTCGCCCAGTTTCTTGACCTTGGACTTCATGCGGTCGATCTTCTCCGGGTCGGCCTTGGCCACGGGTTGACCGCACTCGTCGCAGACGCCCGAGCTGAACTTGCGGCTGTGCTCCTGCAGGTGGCGCAGCTTGACCCGCATCTCGGCCAGCTCGTCCTTCGACTGCTCAGGCTTCGTCACCGGGTCCAACAGGTGCCCTGGATGGATCAGCCGCGGGTCGACCAGCTTCTCGTAGACCCGGAGCTCGGCCGTCGCCTTCGTGAACTTGGCGCTCGCGTCCTCCAGCGTACGCATGTCGTCCCGGGTGTCGATGCCTTCGGCTGCGGTCTCCCAGGCCTCGAGCGCACGCCTGTACGCCTTGTACTCGGCTAGCTGTTCGCTCGCACGGAGTGCGGCCCTGCGACGCTTCTGCAAGCCGGCAATCATGGGCTCCAGCTCATCGAAGTCGGAGCAGAGCTTGAGGCCGGCTTCGATCTTGTCCTTGGCGAACGACTCGAAGCTCAGGAGCGACTTGACCTTGGCCGCACGATCCGACTTGGAACGCAGCGCCTTCAGACGAGCGGAAAGGTCAGCGACTTGAGACTCGAGCTCCAGCCGCTGACCCTTCTTCAGCATGTCGGTCTTGACCGCGTTGAACGTGGTCTCGAGTTCGTTGAACCTGGCCCTCACCTTCTTCAGCTCGGAGCTGTAGGCGGCCAGCACCTTCTTCTCGGCGTCGAGACGGTCGAGTTGAAAGAAGGAGGTGAAGAAGGCCTTGCGCGCAGTCGAGTTCCCCATGACCAGCGGATGCGGCACGTTCGCCGAGAGGAAGCCGTAGGTCCGGAACTCGTCCTCGTTGATCGGCCAGTACTTGGGCGCCAGCTTCTTCGTCATCGACGGAGTGCGGCCCTTCTTCTCGACGCCGTCGACCGCGATCTTGAATCGCTCCGACCGGCCCTTGAACGTCGACTGGATCTTGATGTCCTTGTCGCCGCGCTTGAACCGAACCATGCGAACGCCGGTCTTCGGCTTGTCGGTCTTCTCGCCCACCATCGGGGTGTCGTAGAAGATGTCGGCGAGGCTGGAGGCGAACACAGACTTGCCAGCGGCGTTGCCGATGCCGTCCATCAGCATGTTCTTGCCATACAGGTAGGTGACGCCCGGCGTCACCTTGAGAACCGTCGGCTTGAAGTCGGCAACGCCGCCGAGGCCGATCTCCGTGATGAGTAGCATTTACTTGTCCTTGCCTTGCAGCCGCGCCTCGACCTGGTCGAAGGTGTGAGGCAACGAAGTGCGGTTGTCGATCATGAGGTCGTAGTCGTTCCAGAGCGTAAACTGCCACTCCGACTCGTGGATCGGAACGCCGCCGACGAACCTGTTGGCGATGGCAGCCATGGCGAGACGCCCTTGACCCAGGAGATCCATGCGGATCTTCTCGTTGGCGAGGTTGAGCTGGGACCACGCCTCTTGCGTGAGCCCGCCCTTCTCGACCTCGCGGTAGAAGGGCCGCAACCAATCGGGCTGCCGACGGTGGATGCCCCACACCTGGCCGCCCCACTCGTGGACGTGGTAGAGCTCGTTCAGGAAACGGCCGTCGGTGATGACGACCGGGCCGTCGTGAAGTTCGATCTGGCGCTGGAGCGCGAAGATCCAGAAGTTGTCGTGGAGGTTGCGCCTGACGACCTCGGTGCCGAAGTTCTGCATCATCCAGCGCGGCGTCACCGCCTGATCGAGGTCCAGCTTCTCCGTCCACCACTCGTCGATCTCGTTGCGCCACTCGCGCGACTCCTCGGTCGTGCCGTCCAGCATCTTGCGATCCCAGCCGAACATGGAGGCCATGGCATCCTTCATGACGCCGGCGAAGCTCATGCGCTTGAAGCCGTGGTTCTTGACGAGGTAGTCGCCGACCGTGTCCTTGCCCGAGCCGATGTTGCCGGCGATGGCGATGATCTTGTGCTTCATGCTTCACGCTCCGCGATTGCGGCCTTCACCGCCTTGAGGACAGACCCGAGGTTGGCCGTCTTCGGCATCACCTTGAGCAGCAGCCCGATGATGATCTTCAGCTCCTTGCCGTCCGGCTCGTTCTTGGTCATGAAGCCGTTGATGAAGTGCTGGGTGCCGTCGCGCTTGGTGATGACCTGCTTGACGGAACGGAGCTTGCGGCCGTCGTTGCAGGCGCTGAGTTGTGCCACCCAGTGATGGCCTTCGGAGACCTCGACCTCGGCGATGGTCTTGTTCTTCCACTCGACGCCGGTTGCCGCCTTCTTGGCCGCCGGTGTCTTGCGGGGCTTGAGGGCCGCAGCCTTCACTTTGCGATTCGCACTTGCCACTTCGTTCTCCGTTCTGTAGATCCGTCTATTTACACGTTCTTCTTGAAGGCGAGCCAGACACGCTTGTACCAGGGCAGTGCGTTGAACGCTCGCTTGTCGGCCTTGACCTTGAGATCCAGGTCCTCGTGCTTCCGGTTGTAGTTCGCGGCCACGCGCGTCAGGTTCTCGCGTTCCTCGTTGAACACGAAGTCGATGAGCTCGAAGACTTCCTTGTCCATGGCGATGAACGCGTCCTCGCCCTTGGCCACGTAGTACTTGACGGGGATCGCGTGCCGCTTGATGTTGTCTCGCGCAACCTGCTCCGGTCCGAAGGCCGGTCTGCTCAGCGGATCACCGTATGCCATGTACTCGTAGACAGCACCGGGCCGGCACACCGAGAGCGGGAGCGGGTCGACCTTCAGTCGATAGATGCGGCCGTTGCTCATAGCATGATCCTCTGCGGAGCCTTGACCTCGAACGTGCCGGACTGGCCGTGGTTGACCGAGGTCGTCCATTGCCGGCCGCACGTCATGCACTCGCGGTTCTGGCGATAGACCTCCGGGTCATCGAAGATCCACTGGCCGTTGGGCGTCTGCGTCGGCGTGTCAGCCCGCATCGTCTCGTTCACGACCTTGATCTTGCAGCGCCCGAGTTCCATGCAGCGGACATTCGGACGTTGGGCCGGCGTCGGCACCGGCGCACCCGGCAGCACTTCGGTCACTTCCAGCAGCTGCTCGAGATCCTTCAGCACGGCTTCGTAGCTCGTGGCCGTCGCCTGATCGCGACTCGTCCAGAAGAGGATCGTGTCCTCGAGCAGGCCCTTGTACTCGTTGAGCACGGCCGCGAGGTGCGGGCTCATCGGCGGCTGCGGTCCGTCCGTGGTCTCGTACTCGTGGAGCTCGAAGTTCACGTCGGACATCATGCCCTTGTAGCGCTTCTCGGCCTCGCCGGGAAAGGGCTCACGACCCAGCCACGACTCCATCTTGTTGCCGATCAGCGCCTTCGCGTTCTGGAGGTGCTGCACGGTCTTGGTGCTCAGCTTGTTGCTCATCGTCGTTCCTCTCAGTCTTCGTTCATGCGGAGATCGAGCCGGGCACGGAAGGCCAGGATGCCCGCACGCGTGCGCTCTTCGGAGCCAGCGGGCAGACCGTGCTGAGCGCGCGCCGCCGCCTCGCAGCAGAGCTCGATGTCCTTGTCGCTGAGCCAGCCGGTCGAAGCGAGGATGCCCTCGGAAGCCGTGACATCGATGACACGGACCTTCACGGGCTTCGAGGTCGTGGTCGCTACCACGGAGCCGTTCGGGTCCATGTCCGCGTGCATGAACTGCTCGACGAGGGTCTGCAGTTCTTCGTGGGTGGGCTCCCACATGTCGCCGCCGGCGACGATGGTCGTGATCTTGCGGGTCTTGGGTTCGCTCATGATTGTTCCTGTTCGGGTTTGGGGACCAACGACCAGCCGTTGGTGCGGCAGTGCTGGATGATCTTCTGGTCGCGCAACTTCTGCATCCGGGTCTTGATGGCGTTGGCGACATACGGGTTGTCGTCGCGCTCCGTCACTTCAGACATCGCGTTCCAGATCACCCCGTTATTTACATGATCGGTCTTCTGGCCGCGCCGGATCGCTGCCACGATCAGGTCCTCGACTTCCTGGTACTTGTTCACCAACGTCACCGCATGATCCTCACTGCTGCAGTCTTTGCCTCGAATTCCCACCGGCCATCATCGTGGACCTTGGCTCGCCAGCCAGAGTGCCAGAGGCGGATGCGCTCGTCTTCGCGATAGAGCAGCCGCTCCTTGATCGTGCGTTCGGTACCGAGTCGCGAGACCAGGAACTCGTCCTGCCGCTGCATCTCGCGCACTGTGTCCTGGAAGGAACGGAAGCCCGGCGTGTTCACGAACCAGAGCCGGACAACCGGGACGTTGATCGACGCGTAGTGCGCGCCTTCGATCTCGGTCTCGACAGTACGCGGCACCATTTCAGGGTCCACGACACGGACCATGCGCACTCGATGCCCGTCGAAGTGCGGCCGCGCCTGTTCGTCCCACGGCAGGTGGGTGTAGCGCCGCTTGCCGTCGAAGGGCTTGTGGCTGAAGGCCACCGTGCAGAGGAAGCTCTCGGTGCCTCGCCGCATGTAGTCGCGTTGATCGTCGTTCATTGCAGTTCCTTGATCGCACTCACGGTGCGCGTGAAGTCCATCCGGCCGGCCCACTCGCGCCAGCTCCACTCGTTGCTGAAGCGGAAGAGATGGAGCACGCCTTCGTCCTTCCTGTTCATCATGTCGATGAAGCGCTGCTCCGAGGCCAGCAGCTGCCGAGTCACGTTGTGCCGCTCCATCTGGTTCGCGGTCAGCGTCACGCTCGGCTGCACGCGTCTCAGTGCCACCGTGCCGTCAGACACAAACTCGCGGCTCAGAAACTCGGACAGGGGAACACGAACCTTTGTCCCCGCAGCAATGTCGACCTCGTTCGTTCGGTACAGCCATGGCGCAGACTCGAAGAGCGAGCCGTTCCCGCGCTTTGTCAGGAACTCGTTCACGTTGGACGTGAGGATCAGGTCGAGGTCGCTCATAGCAACTCCTTGTATTCAATCGTACCACGCAGCGCACGCTCCCGTTCAAAGGTATGGCCGTGCGTCGCACACTTGCAGACCGATCGCCAGAAGGAGACGACCGGCGACTTGTGAGCCTTCCGTGCTGCGGGGCCTTCGCGCTCCTCAGCAACTGACGCACGACGTTCGACCGTGCGATGCTGCAGACGCTCAGGCTCCACGGTGGTCAGGGTGCACATCGGAGTCCGCGGGCATTCGATGTCACCGTCCCTCGCATTCCAAGCGTTGACGACCTCGGTGAAGAGGAAACGAGTGCACGTCTCCCAGGACTCGAAGTTGTTCCGTCGCGCCTGCTCGATGGCTCGTTCGGTGTCCCAAACGGCAACGAAGGACAGAGCGGCGATGAGGTTCGGCTCTTGCAGAGCACGAACGATCAGCTCGCTCATGTCCTTCACTTGTTCGGCTGTGTACTTGGTCATCATGCCTTCTCGTAGGTGACTCGCTCTTCGGTGCGGACTCGCATGAGTAGCGTCTGGTGAGTACGGCACATGCACTTCATGGTGAAGATGCGTTCTCGCGGACGTTCATGGCATATGACTCGATAGTCTTCGAGACTTGGCGGCGGATCGAACGAAGATCGCGCCCACGAGTCGTGCTCGTTCTGTTCGCACTCGACGATGAAGCAGGCCGTGAGGTTCGGGCACTGCACGTCGGCAGCGAGCTCGACGGGGCCCGTGCAGTCGCTGTTGCCACAGTGGCTGACGCAGCGAGCGCCCTGACGGCCGCCACCGTGCCTGCATTTCCCGTTCTCACCAAGCTGCCCCGTGTTGAGGAGCTTGCTGACAGGCAGTACCGGAGTCGGCAGACACTGGAGCCCACCTTGCGAATCGAAGTTCAGCGCAACCCAGGTGCGCAGCAGCTTCTTCGCGGCAACGGACTCGAGACCCGGGTAGTGGCTGAAGAGCGTCTGCTCCAGCGTCTGCAATATGTCTTGTGACCTGCTCATCGCCTGATCCCATTCCGCCGCTTGAGATTGCGCTTCAGCCACATCTCGATGCCGGCCTGGCTGAGATGCGACTTCCGCTTCTTGGTCTCCGGCTGCTGCAGGCGCTCGATCATCCGGTTCAGGTCGTGGAGTTCCACTTCGGTTTCCTTCATGGCGAAGACAAGAGATCGGAGCACGAACACGAAGGCGACGATGAGTGCCACCGATATCCACGAGATGAGCTGATCGAACGGGATCACTTCAGCTCTCCACGGGTGTGCTTGTCCTTGGCCTGCTGCAGCGTGCGCTGCGGAGTTGCGCCGAAGAAGAAGTGCCCGTCGGACTTCCAGTCCATGCAGATGTTCACACGCCAAAAGACGCCGGCGCGCTGGATCTCCCTGAAGTCCGTGTCGGACAACCAGTTCTCACGCGCGAAGGTCTCCATGGTTCTCGGGCCCACGACTTCCTTCGTCAGCTGCGCACGCACGCAGTTGAGACCCGCCAGCCAGGAGAGCAGGTCGGCGACCACGATCTTCGGATCGCGCGGCGTGGCCTTGAAATGCATCTGGTGTGCCGTCTGGACCATGTGCGTCGTGATCTCGGCGAAGCCCGTGCCGACCCTGTACTCGAACTTGTAGTTCTCGGGATCGCCGGTGAGGCTCATCATCGTCATCAGCGTCGAGCGATCGATCAGACCCGCTGCCGGCGCCTTGAACGTCAGACCGTTGACGTAGATGGTCGGGTTCGACAGGTTGCGACCCTCGATCCCGCCGTTGATCCACTCGCGGCTCACATCGTTCCAGGCCACGTAGACGGGCTCGAACGACCACGCGTCCGATGTGATGACCCAGGTCCCGGACTGGCGCTTCGGGTCCGCCAGAAACGCGCCGACGGAGTGGAACCACTTGCCGTTGAAGTCCTCAGGCATGGCGATGCCGAACTGGCGCTTGATCGTGATCGGCGACTTGTGGCCGTCCTCGTTCAGCAATGCCGCCGGCAGGTTCCGCATGGGGTTGTAGTCGTGGATCATTTCTTCGACTCCTCGAAGTAGTACTTGTCAGCCGCGATCACGTCGGCAGCCACGACACCGGCCACCATGAGGGTCCGCACCTGGTCCTCGACCGTAGCCGTGAACCGCGGGTCCTTGTCATCGAGGTAGCGACGGTGCGGGATCGTGAACTCGCCATCGGGCAGGTCTCTCACCTGCATGTAGGAGGTGCCGAACATGACCCGCTTGTAGACGACCTTGCGCAGCTCGTCCAGCTCGTTGATCGAGTAGGCCTTGCAGCCGACGGGGTTCACGTTGGCCGGCAGTCCGGTGTGGCAGCTGAAGTCCTGGAACATCTGGTCAGCGCCGCAACGCGCATTGCCCACGGCGTTCTGGTAGAAGTGCTTGCACGAGTCACACCTGCTCATCTAGCGCTCCTTGACGAAGAAGCGCTGGCCTTGGAAGACCGGCATCGACTCGCCATCGTTGAGGCCCACGTCGTAGCCGCCGCGCCGGAAGGTGACGCGACCGTCGGTCATGCCAGCCAGCTTGAGGATCTTCTCCTTCGTCATCGACGGGTTGCCGACGTTGTAGAGCTTGCCGTTGACCTCGATCTGCAAGCACTTCAGGGTCCCGGCCAACGGGTCTCGTTCCTTCGGCTTGCCGAAGATGCGGTCGTACCCCTCGGCGTACTCCTTGGTGTTGGCCTTCGTCACCAGCTCGGCGCCCGTGATGTCGTTCTTGCGGCTCATTGCCTTGTTCCTTGTATTGAGGTTGTGAAATGGTCTAGTCCCTGGACGGGAGAATGCCACGACTGATCAGCGCACGCAGCGTTGCTCGGATCTCTGCTTCACGCTTGTCGTGTGGGAACAGCATCGGTATCCGGCACCGGCCATCAACCCACAGCAGCCCCTCCCAAAGAACGAGACCGCGGCCCACGATGTTGCGAATGACGTTGAGTCCCGCGCGCCAGGCTTCATCACGTTCTGCCTCGCACTGGGGCTTCGGTACCAGCGTGAAGTGCTCTTCCTCGGTGAGAGCATGGCGCTCGAGATCGATGAAGCCACGCTGCAGGCCCGCGATCATGTGCGTCTCGTCGACAGAGCAGTTCAAGTAGCATCCTGCCCAGTGCTTGACGATGATCTCGTGCCAGCGCGCGATGTGCTTGTCCTTCACGTTCACGTAGTACGGAACGCAGGCTCCGTGCTTCGGTACCAACGACGCGTCGAGCCTGTTGGTGACGAAGATCACGGTCTCGAGTCGAGCCACGATCTCCTCGAACGTCGGCCTATCCGGGTACATGTTGACAGCCACATCGGGACCGTGCCTGATGATGTGCCTGACCTGGGCATCGAGGTATGCCTTGGCGAACCGACCGAAGATCCGATCCCAACCTTCGCGGTACGCGTCGTTGGTGTGGCTGCTCATGTCAGTCCTTCTTCTCGGCAGCTGCCGGGGCCACCACGTTCTTGATGTAGCGGTAGATCTTCTGCGAGATCAGAGCGCCGGCGTCGACCGTGAAGTCCATCGACTCGTTCTTCAGCTGGACGGTCGTCTCGAGCAGCCCGGCGTAGTGACCGAGAGGGATCTTCTGGCCCTTCGTCTTCTCCCAGGCCATGCGGCACACCGGAGCCCAAATGAGCTTCGGGTGCTTCTTGCCGTTGAGGACGATCATGTTGAGCATGAAGTTCGCGGCCATCACCATCTTGTTGATGGCCTGAAAGCTGTCGCCGATGTCGAGGATCGCGAGCTGCGCCTGCGTGAACTTGCCGACGAGTGCGGAGCTCAGGATCGTAGCCACGGCCGCATCGTCGTTGCCCTCGATGCTGGTCAGCACCTCCATGAGGGCTTCCTCGTCCAGCTTCTTCGGCTTCTTCTCCAGCCCCTCGTAGTACTCGGAGATGGCCTGCAGTTGGTTCGCGATCTCGCGCATGGTGCCAGCGCGCTCCACGACCTTGGTCAGGAGTTCGCTGTCCTTCATGTACGTCATCTCTTCGCCGACGACGATGCGCTTCGCCATCTTCATGAGATCGGACTGCGTGTGCGGCGGAAGGACGAACTGCGTGCAGCGGCCGGCGATGGCCTTGCCTTCGGTCGTGGTCTGGAACTTGCCCGGGTCCATCGAGCACAGAATCCAGATGGTGTCCCTGGTGCCCGAGTCCTCGATGGGCTTCAGCAACGCTTGCGCGGCCGGCTTGTTCGTCAGGATCGACTGCGCCTCGTCGATGACGAAGATGCGCTTGCCGCCGCCCATAGGCTTGTGCCGCGAGTTCTGGATCAGCTCGCGCATGTCATCGATGGTGCGCTGCGAGCCGCCGTCGATCTCACGGTACGTGCCGTTCCGCACCTGCTCGGCGATCGACTTGCCGTTGATGGCCGTGGCGATGCAACGCGCCAGCGTCGTCTTGCCCGCCGATGGTGCGCCAGTCATCAGCATCGCCGACGGCCAGTTGCCCTTGGCGATGATGCCCTTGACGCGGGTCACGGCCTGCTCGTGGCCGATCATCCGCTCGAAGGTCTCGGGTCGGTAGCGCGTGTGGAAAAGTGCGCTCTTCACTTCTTGCGTCATGTGGTGTCCTCTGTCTTGACCTCGTTATTTACAGTCGACGGGCTGCCCGTTGACCAGGATCATGTTGTCCGGCCTCTGGCTCCCCTTGAAGTAGTGGCTGGTCCAGACCTGGCCACCGTGACACGTGGTCTGCACGGTCGGGACAGGTGGCGGTACGTGCTCAAACTTCGGTGCCGTCAGGATCTCGTAGATCGCGAAGACGAACCCACCGATGATGAGAACCACCCACAGACCGAGAGCCGCATCACCGTCTCGTCCAGCTGCGTTGCTCATGGCTACTCCTTGCAAGTGACAGGCTTGTCGTCGACCAGGATCAGCTTGTCCTTGTGCCGTCCCTTCTTCCAGTACGTGGTCCAGAGCTGGCCATCGTAGCACTTGGAGACCACGGTGTCGTGCGGCTTGAAGAACCACCAGCCGCCGACCGCGGTCAGCACCACGAGCACGAAGGCTAGGACAGCCCACGTTTCTGCTTCGCTGCGCCTCGCCATCACAGCACCTTGTTCTCTCTGATCGAGTCGAGGATCTTCTCGACGGTGTCGCCCTGACCCGTGACTCGGATCAGCGTCGAGCCCTTGAGGTGGTTGTGGTCGGGATGGATCACCGTCGAGTTGCGCTCGAGCTTCTTCCAGCGCTGCTGGTCGATCACGGGCTGCGATCGCGCGAAGTTCGCGTTGATCTGCGACTCCATGTCCTGCGCTTGCTCCCAGGTCTTGCCGCTGGTCGAGTCCAGGACCTGCACGCTTTCGACGATCAGCTTCCACGACCGCGGGTCCTTGCCCGGCTGGAGGAAGGCGATGCGCGGCGCGTTGACCTTGCGCAGCGGACCGTGCTCGGCCATCCGCGTCTGGACACGAGGACGGCGCACCAGGATCGCATCGCGCTCGCCAGCTGTGGGGCCGAACAGGGTGCGGATACGACCGTGGTCGATCATGACGGCCAGGTCACCGCAGCCACGGCGCAGGTCCAGCATGTCGTCGATGGTAGTGCCGTGCAGGTAGTAGATGCCGTCGGGCATCGCCTGCTGCAGGTTCTCGGCCATCATGTAGAACTCGGCGATCGTCGGCAGCGAGTACGGACCCTTCAGGATCTCGCGCATCTCGGCCTCGGTGACCTTGACCCGGACCGTGCGATCCATGATGAGGTAGGTCTGCTCTCCGACCGGGCCCGTGATGCCGATCAGGAGTTCAGAGTCGAGAACAGCCGGCATCGAGGGGTCGATGATCGGCTGTTGGGTTTGGTCTTCGTTCATGGTGTCCTCTGTGTGGTGATTGGTCAGCGCCTTTTCGCGTGGCGTCTGTACCAGGGTTGATTCTTCTTCGGCTCGTACTTCTTGGCGACGCGATACTCCTGCTGGATGCCTTCGTTGCCACTGAACCCGAACGTTGGCATGGTCGAGAGCGCAGTCGGGTCAAAGTTCGCAAAGCCGCCACTGAACAACGGCGTCGACTTGCCGTTCTCGTCGAACTGAATCGACACGGAGTCCGAGCTCGACGCCGGCTGACCATCGTGGACCTCGATCCAGTCCGTCTTGGTCAGGTCGACGCCGTAGTTGTCCATGTACTCCTTGGCGTGAGCCGAGGTCATGATGACCTTGAGTTTGCGTGGCTTGTAGTGCTCACGAATCCGTTGCAGCGTCTCCGGAGTCCACTTGTTGTGCGGGAGCTGGAGGAGTTCCAGCAGCGTCTTGTCGTCGTCCATCGAAGGCCTCGTAGTCGAAGGTGAAGGTGACGGTCACGACATGGGACATCGGCTCTGCTGTGAGGTCGCCGACGGACGATGGCCATGCGCGACCGATGACCTCGCCGCTGTCCTCGTCCACGACCGGGACGTAGTACGGCCTGGCCGCAGCCGCGTTCCGGCACCAGTTGTCCATGAAGGACTTGACCGCGCGCTCGGCGGCGCTTTCAAACTTTTTCGTCGCCATCGCCGGCCTCCTGCATCATGCCACGCCACACGGCCTCGAACTCGACGATGAGCTCGAGCGTCAGGACCTGGCCCTCGTGGCGGTTGAGCCAGTCGACGACGACATCGGTCAGCGGCGTCATCTTGTCGAACCAGTCGAACGCGGTCTTCGACCACTTCTTCCCGTTCGGCCCCACGTAGTTGATGGTGACCGGGTACTGATCCTGGCGGTCGCTCAGGTTCGTGACATCGATGACCTTGTAGATGTTGCCGTTCCTGTGCTTCCAGTACGAGTTCTGCCGCGGCAGCGTCTGGAGCCCCTTGTTCGTCATCACCTGGATCATGCTGCCTCCTTGCTCGGGAGACGAATCGCGGCCACCGCCGTCGAGATGTGGAAGTCGACCGTTGAGTCGTTGATCGGAGCCACGACCCAGCCGCGATGCCAGAGCCGCAGGTCCGGATCAGAGCCCGCACCTTGGAGCATCTTCTCGACGACCACGGCTTCGGCCTCGACCATGAACGGCTCGACTTCAGCGACCGTCATGTTGCTGCTCGTGAAGCGCAGCATGATCGAGTACTCGCCGATGGTGTCACCGGGCTTGAAGGCACGCATCTTGACCGCATCGCTGCGATGGAACTCGATGCCCGTCGTGGCTTCGCCTTCGTAGGTCGGCCTGGAGCCCGACGCTTGGAAGTAGTAGAGTCGGCCGCCGAACGGGGCGTGCGCCTTGGCCACAGCCTTCAGCTGCTCGAAAAGTGTGAGGTCGGTCATGTCAATCGTCCTTCTTGCTCTTGGCGTACTTCGCCACTTCGTTGTCGATGCACTTCTTGACGCGCTTGGTCACCTGCTTGTAGAGCTCGAACTCGCAGGTCTCGATGTCGTCGCCAGGTTCCAGGTCGGCCGCTTCTTCGATCGTGACCTGCACGGGCTCGAAGCGATCCACCTGCACGGTGCGGCTCACCGTCACCTTGATGCTCTTGATTCTCATGGTTTCTCCACGTTGGAAATCGAACTGTCCCTCTCGACCTGGAGGATGAAGTGCAACTCGTCGCCACGGTCGTCACCACGTTTTGCGATGATACGCATGGCCTCTGCTCGGAGACGCTCCAGAGCCTCATCCACAGCCCCGGCTGCCGTCTTGTTGCGGCGGCACACGTCACTAACGATTGCGTGCTTGGCAGTGATCTGAACGCGCTTGGTCATGTGATGCGTCCTTCGCGGTTGTTGAATTGGGCGAACAGCGCCGCCTTGTACTGCGCTTCCTTGTTGAGCGGCCGACGCTCCGTGTTCGCGGTTGCGACCTCGATGTTGTGCAGCAGCGCCTCGATGAAGACGATGGCCAGGCAGTGATCGAGACTGACTCGACCCAGGGTCGTCATCTCGTTCTCGACCATGTACTGGAGGTTGCGGAGCTTGGTCCGATTCAGCGGAGTCGCTGCCAGACCCAGGAAGTCCTGGGCACGAGTCAGCCACGTCGTCTGCGGCGCTTCCGGCTCATTGAATGGGCTCGCCGTCTGCGTCATCAGTGGCATGCGCAGTCGGCCGTTGTGGTTCATGTCAGTCATTGCGCGATACTCCCGTTCTTGAGCATCATGCGATCCAGGAACCGCACGAGCGTCACGACTTCTTCAGGGCTGTAGTTCTCGGTGCGGCCACGGCGTTCGATCGTCAGCGAGCCGTCGCTGAAGATTCCGACCTTCATGTCGGTAGCCGCGACCGGAACCTTCATCATCTTCGTCTTCTCCCTGGCAGGAGGCACACCCTCGGTCATGATCTTGTCGCGCATCTCCATGACGGGCGAGCGCTCTTCGTCGTCGAGGATTCGCGGGTCGGCGAACTTCTTGGTCAGCGACGACTCCTCGGGCTTGCCTTGCGGTGGGCCCGGATTGAAGCCCGAACCCATGACCTGGCCGACGACGATCTGTGCCGCACCCTCGTGACCGTTCGTCGCCTTGGGCACGTAGTCGAGCTCGGGCATCTTCGCGGGACGATGCCTCTCGATGTACTCCTGAGGCGGGCTCTTGTGGCCGCGCTTGTAGAAGTACTTGTAGCCGACCTTCGTCCTGAGCATGTAGCCAGCCATGACACAGCGATCACCGCTGTTGATGATGTCGGCGCTGCTCACACCGGTAGCCTCGGAGATCGTGGCCGAACCGACCTCTGCATCCTCGGGAATCAGATGCAGGTAGGAGATGATCTTCGCAGCGCTCGTGCCTACGCCAGGGAGATAGTCACTCATTCGTTCACCTTCTTGAGAATGCGATCGTCTTCCGGCGTCGCTTGTCTGCGGCCTCGCCGCTCTCGTGCTCGTTCGACGTATGCCTGTGCGAGAGTCATACATCGACCGAACGTTGTCGTTCCAAACTTGTTGAGTTCGTCGTGCAACTCCTTCTCCAACCTGACGCAGCGCTCCTCCGCGCGGTCAAGGGAGCGCCGCATGTACGGGGGCCTGCCGTCAGACATGAGTCGCCTCCGCCTTCTTGATCGGCAGCTTCGACAGCTTGGGCTTCAGGTCTGCCAGCAACATCTTGGCCGGCTTCTTGCAATGATCGCAGTACTCGCCGCCGCAGTTGGTCATGAAGAGATCGCGCACCTCTTCCCACGTGGACGCCACCATGGTACGCTTGTGGAGCTTGCGGTCCGCACTCAGCTCCTTCCGCGCTTCCTCGTAGTGGTGCTCGTTCATCCGCAGTTCCCAAATGGTGGGGACCCGCGGGTTGTCCCTGGGCAGGAAGACGAGCATCACGCCCTCGACCTTGATGCCGTACTGCTTCCACAGCAGGTAGGCGTAGGCCCTGACCTGTCGCTTGTAGTTCGCGCCCGGATTGACCTTCTTCTTTTTCGCGCCAGCGACACTGCAGGTCTTGAAGTCAACGATCCAGTACTTGCCCTTCGAGTCCTTGAAGATGGCGTCGATGTGGCCGCCGATCCCCTTGTAGTCGATGGTGACTTCCTCGTACTGGGTCGGGAAGCCGCAGCATTCGTGTCGGTGCGAGAAGGGATACTTCTTGCGACACTCGCGGCAGTAGTAGTCGGCCAGCAGAACCCCGGTCGTCGCCAGGTAGGTCTGCATGACGTTGTGAACAGCATGCCCGACGCCCACGTAGTAGGCCATCATCATGTCCATCGACTGGTACATGCCGAGCGTCACGTAGTTCATGATGACGGATCGGGGGCAGTAGGGAAGCTGCGAACAGCGCAACTTGAAGAGCCGACTCGGGTCGGCTTTGTGGATGACGGTAGCCTCGTCGATCGCAGTCTTGAAGACTTTGAGGAACTCGGCACTACCCGTCCTTGATGGCGAGATTTTCATGGGGTACCTCAGGTCGTATTTACCGTTTCAGTCTGGTCAGCGTCCTCTAATTTTATGCCAACCTCCCCATGAAACTATCCATTTTCGGGTGCCAAGATGAACATCGTCGACCTCATTGCCCTTCTGTTCTTCAGCCGCGACTACGCGCACCGCGCCCACCTTCGGACCAAGAGCTACGCGCAGCACAAGGCGCTCGAAGGCTTCTACGAAACCATGACCGAGCAGGCCGACAAGCTGACCGAGACGTACCAGGGTCGGTTCCAGAAGCTGCTCGACATCGGTTACATGCACGACGAGCCGGACGCGACCGCACCGGCACTCGTGCTCGAGAAGTACTGGCGCATGGTCCGCGAGATGCGCTACAAGGCCGTCCCGAAGGACGAGACGATGCTCCAGAATCAGATCGATGAGATCGAGCAGACGTTCGCGTCGGCGATCTACAAACTCAAGTTCCTCGCTTAAGGACCTCCATGAGCCACATCCAGATCACGGACGCCGGCGTCGCCCTCATGGCAGCGTCGGAGTCGCCCATCGTGCTGACGAGCTACAAGCTCGGCTCCGCATATGGCTACATCCCAACCGCGGGTCAAACCGCACTGCAAGGCTCGGTCGTCGCCACTGGGGTCCCGGGTGCCCCGGTGATCCAGACCTCGAACACGGTCCTGTATCCGACGCTGCTGGGTCAGAGCGATGGCCCGTACACCTTCGGTGAGGTCGGCTACTACTACGGGTCGACGCTGTTCGCCGTCCTGGTGCTCGACACGCTGGTGACGAAGACTCCGCTCGACGTCAACACCAACGCGGGTGGTGCCATCGTCATCGACGCGTTCGTACCCATGGTGGGATCGAACTACCAGATGTGGGCGAACGTCAGCCAGTCCAACATCAACAAGGTGAGCGTCGCTGCCGGCCCGGAAGCCCTGCCCTACAGCGTCAACTCGAACCCGAACGTCTTCATCGTCCAGGCGTACGGCAGTGCCAAGCCGTTCCTTGCCTACACCGACCGCCTGGGTCTCTGGACCTTCGACGCCTACGACAAGAGCAACGATGTCGTCACCGTCGGCAACAGTGTCACCGCCGTCACCATCACTCTCAGCGACTACGGGTCGCTGAACTTCACTACGGTCGGGTCGCTGCTGCTCCAGTTCCAGGACGGCATCAACGCTGCGGCTGTCCGCTACGTGACGGCGGCAACGCCGGACGGCCATGGCAACATGGTCCTGACGCTGAACGCCCCGCTGACTCGTGCGTCGAACAACGGCGACCGCCTGGGCATCTACGTCCCGACCACGACCGTCATCAACGAAGGTGGCGGTGGCGGCCAGGACCTGACCAACCTGCCGCACATTCCCAGCCTGCCGTCGACCAGCGCGCAGATGCCGGTCGTCATCAACGGCACGGTCTACCAGTGGAACCTGGGCGAGCTCACGACCTGGCTCTCGCAGCAGGGCTTCAATCGTCCGCCCACGGGCACAGACTACACGGTCGGCACGCTCGACTCGGCAGGTCAGCTCACGGGCAACCTGTACTCGACGATCTCGGACCCGGATGCCGATCCGCTGACGCTGCAGACCATCGGCTACACGAACGACGGTGGTGCCTTCACCACCTACGACCCGACCCAGGGTTCTGTGCAGCTGACCCTCGGCGTCTTCTTCGTCGATCCGACATCCGGCAACTGGACGTTCACGCTGGGCCAGGGTGCGCGTGCGCTCAACACGGGCGACATCGGGCACGAGATCATCACCTACGTGATGGCCGACGGCAAGGGTGGCATCCGCACCAACCACCTGACCATCACGGTCACCGGCACGAACCAAGCGCCGATCGTATCCTTCGTCAACAGCGGTACGCCAACGAACACGACAGTCAGCGGCAACCTGATCTACCGCCTGGCCTTCGACTACGAGACCACGCCCTCGATCGCAGGCTACACGGTCGCCGGCATGACCGGCACGTTCACGGGCACGACCACCATCACGGTCGGGTCCACGACCTACGGCCAGATCAGCATCGCCTCGGACGGCACGTGGTCGTTCGCTCCCGCACAGGACTACGTGGGCCCGGTTCCGACCGTGACCTACAACGTGACCGACGGTGTCAATGTCGTCCCGTCGTACCTTACGCTCGCCGTCACGCCCATGATCTCCGGCTCGCAACCGCAGATTCTCGGTACTGACGTCGTGGCTGGTCCGACGACCGGTGGTGAGAACAACCAGGGCATGTACCTGACGATCTACGGTCGTCGCTTCGGCCCCAACTCGGGCATCGGCACCAACACCAAGGTCTTCATCGGTGGCGTCGAAGTCGTTCACTACATCCAGATGGTGGACGATCAGCTGGCTCCGAAGTTCAGCGGCCTGCAACGCATCGACGTGCGCGTCGGCGCTCTCGGATCTCCGGTTCAGGGTGAAGCCCTCCACATCAAGGTCACCTACGGCGGCCAGGACTCGAATCAGGACTTCACGTTCACGCCGAACCCGGGCCGCTTCCTCTACGTCTCGCACGCGGGCAATGACACGACTGCGGTCGTCGGCGACATCACGCATCCGTTCCGAATGCTCCAGTACCCGACACGGACGCAGCGCTCGGTCTACACCGAACTCCTGGCTGGTGACACCGTCATCATCATGGACTCGGACGGCCAGCCGTGGACCGACATCGGGTACAACTCGACGTGGTTCCGCTTCCGTGATCCGCAGCAGCAGGGCAAGGCCCCGACCGGCCAAGCTGGTACCGGCTGGATGACCTTCAAGGGCTACCCCGGTCAGTACATCCACTACATCACGACCGGCAACGATCTGGCGGGTGGTCTCCAAGGTCCGGGCTCTGCCTTCACCGGCACGTGCGGTGACTGGGTGGCAGTGTCGAACCTCAACATGGAGGTTCAAGGTGGATCGCGGCGCGATGCTGGTCCGATCAACATGCAGTACAACTCGGAGCGCTGGCGCATCACGGGTTGCAACCTCGGTCCCTGGGTCGCGGGTAGCTCCGCAGTTCTGAACGCGGCATGCATCACGGGTGAAGGCAACTTCATCTACATCGCGTTCAACAAGATGCACGACATCGAGGGAACGTCGGCGCTGCAGAACCACGGCATCTACGCGGGCACGACCAGCTACGGTTGGGAGATCTGCTTCAACTGGATCACCAACTGCGTCGGTGGCTCGCACATCCAGTTCAACGACTCGGACGGCGGCACCAACATCTTCCAGACGCCCTACGGTGTGTGGACCGGCTTCACCAACATCAAGATCCATCACAACTGGCTGGACACGAGCGCGAAGTATGGCATCCTCTTCGCCGACATCAACACCGGCAACGGTGGTCAGCTCGACTTCCTGGTCTGGAACAACATCATCCTCAACACGGGGCTGGCACCGCTGCGTCTCAACACCAACACGACGACATCGAGCGGTCTCTACGCCTTCAACACCTGCTACAACTGCGTGCAGGTCGACCAGGCAGGCACGGGCAACGGTTTCCTCCGCAACGAAGGCAACCAGAGCGCGCCCGGTCACGTCATCCGAGCCTACAACAACATCTTCGCCTGCGGTCCACAGACGACAACCAACGCGATGCACTGGTTCGTTGCATCCAGTGACAGCACGGGCTCCGATGGCTACGACCTGAAGCGCAACGTCTACTGGGCGGCTGGTCGCACGATCCCCAACGACTCGACCGAGACGATGGGCATCTACGGCGATCCGCTGTTCACGAACGTCAGCACCGCGGACTTCAGTCTGCAAGCCTCCAGCCCGGCACTGAACGCGGGCACGTACCCGCTGGGTTCGCTGCTGAACGTGGTGGACGACTTCACGGCCATGAACACCCGCCTGTACGGAGGTGCTCCTGACTGTGGCGCTCTCGAGCGCGCGGTCTCCACGCCGTTCAACATCACGGCACCTGCGTTCTCGGGCGGCCCGCAGGTCGGAGTCTCGACATCGGGTGGTCTCGGTACCTGGGGCAACAGCCCGACTTCGTACCGCACCGACTGGACGGTCAACGATGTCATCAAGGCCTCGTTCTTCAACTCGAGCGGCACCAGCAGCTACACCCCTGTGGCTGCGGACGTGCGCTACGTGCTGAAGGAGGTCGTGACAGCGACAAACGGAAGTGGCTCCAGCCAGTTCACGCGAGTCATCGGCACGATCGCCATGGGCGTTGGCGGTCCCGTCAACACGAGTCTGCCCACGATCTCGGGCACGGCTCAGGTCGGCAACGTCCTGACCTGCAACCCGGGCACGTGGAGTGGGTCCATCACTGGTGGCTTCCTGTACCAGTGGTATCGTGTTGTCTCTGGCGTCGCGACTGCACTCGGGTCCCCGACATCGAGCACGACCTACACGTGCACGAACGGCGACTACCAGAACACGCTGCTGTGCGAAGTTCAGGCCGTGAACACGACGACCGGCAACGGCATCGTGCGCTCGGGTCAGACCGCTACCGTGATTGCGGGTGTGGCCAATCCGACGCTGGTCTCGGGTCAAGTCGCGACCGCGGTTCCGACCTCGAACACGAACAACACGATCTCGATGCCGAACCCCGTGAGTTCCGGCAACGCCATCGTCTGTGTCGCGCAGTCGTGGGACAACGCACCGGACAACGGTCGCATCACCGACACCCAAGGCAACGTCTACGCGGGCTTTGGATCGGGCTCGACCGGTACGTACACCATGTACGCGCGGGCGCCGGTGCCGGACTCGAACAACCCGAACTCGCAGTTCTTCGCGGTCAGGCTCACGGCTGACCAGACGACCTACACGACGACCTACAACCCTGCGGCTATCGCTTCGGGTGCGTTGATCTTCGTCGAGATCACGGGTGTGGATGTCACCACGTTGGTCGACGTGCCGCAGTCGAGTGCGACCTCGAGTTCTCACGGCACGGCCATCGCTCTCGTTGGCTCGACGCCGAACACGAAGGCGACGGACTTGGAGCTGGTGCAGGTCACGGTCGAGGGTACAGGCGTCACGTTCAGCGGTCTGCCTGCGGGCTGGGTCCAGGTTGGCATCATCAGCAGCGCCTTCTCCACGCTGGCGCTGTTCGCCAACAAGGCATCGACAATCGAGACCCTGAACTTCAGCTGCACGGCTTCGGCCTCTGTCGGTTGGACGGCTCAATCTCTCATCATCAAGGGGGCCTAACATGGCCATGGACTTCTCGAAGAACAGGTTCTTCTTCCCCGTCGGTTCGCACCTCGTCATCAAGCCCGGCTTTGAAGCCGAGGTCGGGCTGCCGGGTGGGCCCGACAACGTCTACAAAGTCGTGCAAGAGTCCCACCTTCCTGACGAAGAGAACGGTTGCGACCTGGAGGTCAAGATCGTGAACGCAGAGGGCAAGACCTTCTACAAAGTGGCGCACGCCTTCATCCGTGACGGTGTCGCTCGCAACCTCCACTCGACCTGAAATCAAGGGCTGGCATTCAATTTGATGTCAGCCCTTCCACCATTCTAGGACTCAAGATGAGCACCATTCAGATCACCGATGCCGGTCTGGCGTTGATGCAGTCGGCCGTCGAGCCGATTGTCCTCACCAGCTTCAAGCTCGGGACGGGCGTCAACTACATCCCCACCGGTGGGCAGACGGCGCTGCAAGGCTCGATCGTCTACACCGGCGTCCCAGGCGCTCCCGAAATCCAGGACGGCAACACTGCCCTGTATCCGATCCTGCTGGCAGCCGACATCGGCCCGTACACGTTCGGTGAGGTCGGCTACTACTACAACACGACCCTGTTCGCGGTCCTGGTCTTCGAGCACACGATCACGAAGTCGCCGCTGGACGAAGTTGCCGGCACCGGTGGCCCCATCGTCATCGATGCGTTCCTGCCGATGGTGGGCGCCAACTACCAGATGTGGGCCAACGTCGCGCAGTCGAACACGAACCGCGCGTCCGTGGTCTCGGGCCCCGAAGGTCTGCCGTATTCGGTGAACTCGAACCCCAACCTCTACATCGTGCAGGCCGTCGGGAGCGCCAAGCCGTTCCTGGCCTACACCGATCGGCAGGGGCTGTGGAACTTCGACGCCTGGAACGAGCAGCTGTCGACCTCCACTCTCCACTCGTCGACTACCGCGATCACGGTCGATCCCACTGACTGGGCGACCGTCACCTACGGCGGCTCCGACACCGTCATCATGCAGGTGGGCACGGGCCAGAACGCTGCGGTGTGTCGCTACGTCACCGCGGTCTCGGCCGACGGCTCGGGCAACACGGTCCTGACGCTGAACGCACCGATGACCCGCGCCCTGGTTGACGGCACGGTCGTCAAGTTCTACGTCCCCTACTCGGCCACAGGTGGCGTCGCGCCCCCGCTCCCGAACGATGCGACGTTCCTGACCCTGAGCGTCACCAACACGGTGGGTGGCAATGCCTTCACGGCCTTCATGGCTTCGCCGCCGCCCATCGGCAGCGTCGCACCCAGCAGCGGCAAGTTCACGACGCTGCAGGCATCGGGCAACGTCAACCTCAGCGGCAACGTGACCCTGGGTGCGGTGACCGCGACCTCGATCAATGGTGCCATCATCGGCGGCACGACAGCAGCTGCGGGTCACTTCACGACCGTCTACGCAGGCGACGTGCAAGCGACTCAAGCCGAGATCGCGACCCTGACCGTCAACACGTTGATGGACATCGAGGCTCCGCTGCAGCTGTCCAATGGTCTCGGTACCGCGGGTCAGGTCCCGACCAACACGGGTGGCGGTCACATCGTGTGGGCGACTCCGAGCTCGGGCTCCAGCTTCAACCCTGCGGCCCCCGGCCCCATCGGTGGCACCACGCCCTCGACCGGCACGTTCACGACCATCACGGCTGCCAACTTCGTGGCCACCGGTACCCTGAGCCTGAATGGCAGCGTCGGCACCTCGGGTCAGGTCGCGACCTCTGCGGGTCCTGGTCAGCCTGCGACCTGGACCTCGATCCCGGTCGTGTACCCGAACCTGAACCAGCGCATGACGCAGGTCCAGAAGACGCTGCGCAAGAGCATCAACTCGTATCGTCCCGAACCTGCGGCGACGCAACGCCAACTCGCCTATACGAACTACGAAGGCGCACGGAAGACCAACACCGACGGCGCAATCCAGGTGTGGGAACCGGATGCCAGCGGCTTCTACGGCAAGGCCTGGACTCGCGATCAGGCGATGGCGATGGAGGGATACCTCGAGTACTTCACGCAGACCGAGATCCAGGCCGTGGCCTCGTACTGGCTGTCGAAGTCGAACCTGGGCACCGGCGAGGTGCCGGACCACATCGGTCACGACGGCACGGTGTACTGGAAGCCGGGTTCCAGCTCGGACGTGGGTTCGCGTGCTCCGGTCGACGGCAACTTCTTCCTCATCCAGATGTGGTGGCTGGCCTACGTGTCCGGTGGTTCGACTGCAGCTTCGGCCGCGACGTACTCGACCAACAAGGTGGCGCTCAAGGGCCTGGTCGAGACCGGTGTCACCTACGACGGCACGACCGGACTGGTCACCATCTCCGACTCGATTCCGTTCGTCGGCTTCGGCTTCTACGACTCGGTGACGCTGACCGGCAAGGTCCTGTTCCCATCCATTCTCGCAGTCCGCGCCTACCAGATGCTGGCCGAGATGGAGTACGCGCTCGCCAACTACAGCGAAGCCAATCGTCTGCTCGGTGTCGCCGACACGATCAAGGCCGGGATCAACTCGACCCTGGTGCATCGTCGTCCTGCCACAGGTGGTGAACTCGCCGCCGGCTACAACGCGCGCGAGATGGCCTACGGTTATCTGGCGACGACCAAGGGCGCGAACCAGATCGACCTGTGGTCCACGCCGTATCTGGTGTGGTGCGACATCGTGAGTGAAGCTGACGCACGCGCCATCGGGAACTACCTGTACTACGCGCTGACATCGACGACGGACAACTACTTCCGTGGTGGCATCCGTTCGATCGACAAGGCGACGGACTACAACCCGGGTGTCGCCTGCTACCAGACGTACTTCATCACCACTGCCTACGGCACGTACCAGAACGGTGGCTTCTGGCCGACGCCGATGCCGTGGGTCATCGATGCCATCGCCAAGATCGATCCCGCGAAGGCGAGGGCCAAGTATCTGGAGATGCACTCCTACAGCCTCGAGCAGGGAGCGAACAGCCTCAACGAGTGGTGGAACACGACCGGCACCTTCGGCGCGCAGAAGTACCTGACCTCGACGGCCGCGCTCCTCTGCGCGAACCAGCCGAATGGTCCGATGCTGCAGGTCGAGGAGTGGCCGGGGATCTATCGCACGGTCGCGAACGAGACGCTGACGCTGGTGCTCAGTGCCCAGTACGACGGCATCATCACGCAGACGCTGACCAAGTGCGCATCGGGCTCCTGCACACTGGCCTTCGCAATCAACGGAACGCAAATCGGAGGTACCGCGAACTCGGTCACGACGGCTGCGAACACGCAGTCGCACACGTCGGGCAACACGTTCAAGAAGGGCGACACGATCACGATGACCGTGACCTCGAACTCGAGCTGTGTTGACATCTCCTTCATCATGACCATCCTGCGTGCAGCATGATCTTCTTCATCATCGAGTCCGGGGGTGCGCCGCCCCCGCCCCCGCCGCCCAGTGGACTGCCGCTCGACAGTTACACAACTGGTATGGCGATCGCCTGCAGCTTCACCGTCCTCGTCTCGTCGTACCTCGGCTCACCACTGATGCGTGTCCGTCGCGACTCGGACAACACGGAACTCGACATCGGTGCTGACGCAGCAGGCAACATCGACACCGGCGCTCTCATGACCTTCGTCGGTTCGGGCTCTGGCTACGTCACGACCTGGTACGACCAGTCGGGCAACGGCCGCCACATCGTGCAGGCGACGGCGTCGAAGCAACCGAAGATCGTCGACAAGGGGCTCTACCTGAACGAGCTGCACTTCGACGGTGTGGACGACTACATGCACGCGCCGATGGTTGGCGCCAACGCGCTGTCGTTCATGACGAACTACGACTTCTGGCGCATCCAGGACGCGAACACGATCGTCGGTTGTGACGATGCGTTCCTCAACGGCAGCGGCAACAACGCGACCGTCCTGCACTACGAGGCGAGTCCGAATGCGATCGAGGCCTACACGACGACGAACGGCTTCGCCACCTACTCGCAGCTGTCCGACGGTTCGCATCTCATCGACACGGCAGAGCATCAGGTCGGCTTCATCGCCGATCGGAGTGTCTCGCCGGTCATGACCCTGTGGGACAACGGCACGCAGGTGCAGTCTTCGCAGGTGAACGTGAGCGAGCCCGGAGACTTCGGAGCCTACGAGCTGCGCCTCGGTGCCATCAGCGCTACAGTCACGACCTCGGCCATCAACTACCGCAACTTCGTCGCCTACACGGGCAACCGCACGACGACGATGCCCGCGGTCTCGACGGCACTGAAGTCCAGCACGGATGCCCTCGTGGCTCCGAACATCCAGGACCACACCTACACGACTCTGGCTTCGGCCGACGGGAACGCGTATACGCTGTACCCCGCAGGCGACAAGCCGACGGCGTTCCAGACGTTGCCGGTGCTGCTGGACACGGACAAGTTGTCGACCTCGATGGTCAACAACTACAACGGGCTCGGCGGCTTCATCCGTTTCTACGGCTACAGCTTCGGCCGGCCCGATCACATGGGCCTGAGCTCTGGTGTCCGCGCCTTCTGCCGCAATCCGCTGGGTGACAACCAATGGCACGAGGTCGCGAACTACCGTTACCTCACGCAGTCGAAGGTGTTCGCGACCCACCAGATTCAGGAGCTGTGCGTCCAGGTCGGGAACTTCGGTGGTGCCATCGTCGACGGTGCGGCTTGCGACTGGAAGCTTGTGGTCAACGGAGTCGACTCGAACATCCTGGTCGGCCAGTTCACGCCGAACCCGGGTCGCTTCTGGTATATCGACAACGTGATCGGCAATGACGCAACGGGCAAGCCCGATGACATGTCGAAGCCGCACCGCTACGTCCAGCACTGGACGGGCACCTCGTCCAGCTTCTACTCGCTGTGGAACACGACCACCGACAGCGGTGATGCAGGTCTTCGTGCTGGTGACACGATCATCCCGCGTGAGACCGGTACGCCCTGGTCCGATCAGGTCGGCTTCGACAACCGGTTCTGTCGCTTCCGTTCGCACACGGGATCGGCACCGACCGGCGTCGTCGGTCATGGCTACATCGCCTTCGACGCGTACCCGGGTCCGATCGGTGGTCAAGCGCCGGAGACCGTGTACTACAACGATCCTCCGGGCGGCGGTGGTTGCATCCAAGGCGTCAACAGCGCTTACGCGGGCACCTACGGCCAGTACTGGTCGGTCAGCAACTGGGTCATGACCTGCAACGAGACCAGCCGTGGCGACGCCGGCATGGTCAACTTCCAGTACGGGGCGAACAACACTCGCGTCTACGGCTGCGAGATGGGCCCCTGGCCCTCGACCCTGGTGAGTCCGAGCAATGCCAAGGCTGGTGGCGTTGCGGGTGACGGCACGAACATCAAGGTCAAGTTCTGCTACATCCACGACATCGAGTGCGACAAGAATAACCCGAGCACGAGCGCCAACGAGAACCACCTGATCTACTTCGACGGCGGCAACAACGGCAGCGGCTACAACCAATGCGCACAACAGGTCGAGGTCTCCTACAACCGGCTGGAGAACGCCCCTGAGCTCCAGACCGGCGGGTCCGCCATCCAGTTCTACAACTCGGCTGCGTCGGGCACGAACGCGAAGTTCCTGGGCATCAAGGTCCATCACAATTACATCAACGGATGCCGCAAGTACGGCATCAACTTCGCCGACTCTTTTTGGGAGGGTACGGCTTGGGACAACGTGGTTCTCAACACGGGACTCAATGGGTTCCGCACGAACTCGGCAGGCGGCTCGGGCGCTTTCTTCCGTTGCCTTCACAACCTGTTCTACAACTGCTACACGGGCTCAGGTGCGGCGCAGGGCATCGTCAACAACGACAACGCACTCGATCCTGCTACCGTCTATCCGATCCAGCACAACATCCTTGTGCTCGCAGCGAACCGCGGAGTGCCACGAGCTGACAACGACTTCATGACCGACAACGCCTACTCGGTCTCGAATGGTCAGATGGCTCCGCTGAACAACCTGTACTACGATCCGGATGCGTTGAAGAGCCCACCGAGCTCGGATACCAGTCCGGTCGTCGGCAACCCGCTGTTTGCCTCGAGTACCCCGGTCCTGCCCGAAGACTTCGTTGTCCAAGCAGGTTCGCCGGTGCTCAACGCGGTCACACAGGCCGAACTGATCGCGATCGCAAACGACTTCTTCGGCATGCCGCGGCCTCAGACCGGAACCGGCACACCCATCGGTACGAAGAATGACATTGGACCCTTCCAAGGAGTTGGCGTATGAGTATCACGCGCTTGCAAGACATCTACGCCGGATCTGCTGACACGACAGCCAATGTCGTCAAGCAGTACACGAACAACATCCAAGCCGGCTCCGTACTCTTCGCCATGTTCGGCACCCGCAACGGCAGTGCCTATCTCGTCACCGTCAGCGACGACCTGGGCAATGACTGGCAGGAGATCGGGCAGATCAACGGCTCGAACCAGTGCATCAGCGTCTGGTACTGCGTCGCCAACTCGGCTTCGATCGGTGCGAAGCCGACGGTGACGTTCGCCAAGAGCTCGAACTTCCAGCTCATGGCAGCTCTCTTCGAGCGCGGTGGCTTCACCTCCACTGTGTTCGATGCCGTGTACCAAGTCACGGACAACGACACAGGTCCGGTGGATCCGGTGCTGTCCGTTGGCCCGACCACGTTCACCAACGACGAAGTGCTGGGTTTCCTTGCTGCCTGGCCGGAGAGCGTGGTGACGCCAACCGTGGACTCTGGTTTCACGGAGACCCTGGTTCAGAACGACGAGACGATCTTCATGCAGCTGCGAACAGCATCGCTGCTGACGACATCGACCGGCACGTTCATGCCAGGTTGGAGCTTCGGGTCCAGCAAACCATACGCGATGCTGGCCGTCGCGCTCAAGGGTTCGACCACAGCTCCCCTCATCAACTCGACCAGCCCGTCGAATCCGAAGTATCAAGGCACGTTGACCCTCAACGGCGTGAACTTCGGTGCCTCGCAAGGATCGAAGGTCGTGTACCTCGGTGGTGTCGCACAGACAGTGATGTCTTGGTCCGACACCCTGATCGTGCTCGCCTCGCTGGATCGCGGTACCAACGGATTCGGCCAGCTGCTGCCCCTCTACATCGACATGACCGGCGGCGTCACGACCAACGTCGTGAACGTGACTCTGAGCGCGCAGACCGGCTGGACCACGACCACGATGGGCGTGCAGGCTGCGGATGCGTATCGTCTCCCGGCGCTGCGCAAGCTGCAACCCGGCTGGCAGATCGCATACGACACCGAGTCCGATCTCGTCGAGGTCCTGCCCGACGGCACAGTCGTCTACATTCCGAACTCGGGGCTCACTGGCTTCAGCGCTCAGGCGTGGGCTCCTGGCTTCGGCTGGGGTCGGGTCGCCACCATCACGCTGAACACGACTCCGGCGCCGCCTCCGACTCCGGACATCGTGGACAAGACCTGGGGCGGTCTCCTGACTGTCAACTTCGACGGCTTCAAGGACACGCTGTATCCGGTGGGCAATCGTCCTGCGGGTCGCGTCACGACTCCGACCATCGTGGGTCTGAGCCTCAAGGCTGGTTCCTTCATCAACGGTGAGAACGGCCAGGGCTTCCCGCTCTCGGTCTTCGGCTACAGCCTCGGCACGCCCGTCGGTCTCGGCACTTCGGCAGGCACGCAGTTCTGGTTCCGCGATCCGCTGGGCGACAATGCGTGGCACCAGGCCTCGACCTACCGCTACATGAAGACCAGCCGGGTCTACTCGGCACTGGAGCTGCTGGAGCTCTGCATCCAGCCGGGCAATGCCGCGGGCTTCACGCCGGGCCACGCGCTCGACGTTTCGGTCACGGTCAACGGCGTGCGGACCAACGTCCTGGTCGGTGCCTACGTGTCGCAGCCGGGTCACGTCTACTTCTGCTCCCCAGCCGGCAACGATGGTACGGGTGTCGTCGACGACGTGACGCATCCGTACCGCTACGCGCAGTTCTTCAACACCACCAGCAACACCTACACCGGCATTTGGGCAACGCTCAAGCCCGGTGACATGATCTGTATGCGTGGCAATGCTGGCACGTGGACGGATCAGGTTGGTGAGGACGGGCGCTTCCTGGCCTTCCCGCGACCCTCGGTCTCGCCGTTCGCCGGCACTGGTACTGCACCCACGGGTGCGACTGGTCACGGTTACATCACGATCATGGGCTACCCCGGCGAGGACGTGCATTGCTCGTTCACCGGCAAGGGCGGCATCCAGGGTTGCGACTCGGCCCGCGCGCAGGCCGGCTGGGGTCAGTACGTGCAGGTGACGAACCTGCGGATCGACATCGGTGCGGGCTCTGACCGCGACGGTGCCCCGATCAATCTCCAGAATGGAGCTGACCACTGGATCGTCACCAACAACGACTGTGGTCCGTGGATCGCTGGTTCGTCCTCGTTCCTGAACTCGAGCGCCATCGGCGGTCAGGGATCGAACTGCTACATCGCTTTCAACAAGTGCCACGACATCCAGGGTCTGTCCGACCTGCAGAACCACGGGATGTACTTCGGTGGTGTCTCCGGTGGTACCGGCTACGACAACGCCAGCTTCAACATCGAGATCTGCTACAACTGGGTGTTCAACTGCACTGGCGGCTCCGGCATCCAGTTCTACTGGCAGGGTGGCAACTCGAAGTACATGTACGGCAACCTCGTCCATCACAACGTGGTTCACGACGTGGCGAAGTACTGCCTCAATATCGGCGAGTCGACCACAGGCTATCAGGCCTGGGACAACGTGTGCTGGAATTCGGGCTTCTCGATCATCCGCTTCTCGCCTGCACAGGTCACCGGCATCGACATCCGTGTCGAGTACAACACGTTCGATGCGTGGGACGTGGTCAACTCGGAAGGCACACCGTCGGCTGGCGTCCTCATGGACGGCAACATGGACAGTGCCAACGGGACGGTCAAGTTCAACCACAACATCCTGCGTATGCGTCAAGGTCGGACAGGCACAGCGCTGACGCAGTACTGGTACACGCTCAATGCGTCGACGGACACGGGCCTGACCGCAAGTCAGAACGTGTACTTCGATCCGATGGGGCAGACGACAACCGGCTGGTCGATCGACGCGCAGTCCATCTACGGTGATCCGAAGTTCAACAATCCGCAAGCTGGAGGCGACTACAGCCTGCAGTCCGGATCGCCGGCCCTGGCCGCAACGACTGTGGCGGACATCGTCAGCGGAGTCACGACCGACATCTACGGGATCACACGGCCTGGCTCTGCCAAGACAATCGGTGCAACTGAAGGAGTTCTCACATGACAGCACCCGTCCGCGTAGGGACTCCGACCGCAGGAGTCGACATTCCGAGTGGAGGCAGCCTGACCCGTACAGGCGTCGCTCTCGGGTCGGCCCTGCTGGTTGGCGTCAACTCATCGGTGGCCCTGACCTCCGTGACCCACAACGGGAGTCCGATCACTCCCGTGGCCACGGCCACCAACGGCGACACTGGCTGGAGCGCCTACTTCTACCTGATCCTCAACGCAGTCGCCGGGTCGCACACGTTCGCTGTGACGCCATCGGCCACGGGTGAAGTCGGCATCCAGTTCATCGACGAGTGGGCGAACCTCTACAGCGCCACCGTCGACGTGACGAAGACCGACGGCTCGTATGGCACTCTCTACGGTGTAGGCTCCGTCGGGCCGTTCGCAGTCACGCCGGAACTCCTGGTCCTCTGCATCGGCAACGTCCATTCGACGATCACAGCGTCGACGTTGCCGACACAGGGTGGCACCTGGACCTCGGGCGGCATCGGCTACGTGGGTCCTGGCGGCTATGCGATGGCGACCTTGGTGACGAGTGCGACGACAGCGATCAGCCCTGCGTTCTCCGGTGACACGGTGAACTACGAGGGCATGAACTTCGCAGTCGCGATCAAGCCCGGAGCACCACTGCCGGCAGCGACCCTGACCTCGCCGAGCGAGAGCACTCCCACGTCTGTCGGTGCGACCGTGACCTGCGTTACCGACAGTGGCGCCGGTACTCTCTACGCCGTCGGCTATGTCGGCTCGACCCCGACCGATACGCAGATCATCGCGGGCCAAGACTCGACTGGTGCAGCAACAGCAGCCGGGTCCACGACGGTCGGTGCCACCGGCTCCGTGTCGGTTCAGCTGCTCAATGGTGCGTCGAACACGACCTACCACTACGCGTTCTGCCAAGTCAACACAGGCGGTAACTCCAACGTCCTGGTCGGTGGTTCCACGTTCACGACGCTGCCTCCGATGCCGACGATCACGAGCCTGAGCTCGACGTCGCCGGCTGAAGGATCGGTGCTGACGATCAACGGCGCGCACTACCATGCTAGCCAGACGACGGGCTCGGTCTACATCGGTGGCGTGCTGCAGCCTGTCCTCTCGTGGGCTGACGGCATCATCACTGTCACAGTGACGGTCGCGGGCATCAAGTTCGGCACCTACAACCTCGTGGTCACGAACAGTGATGGTCTCTCGGTCACGCAGTCTGTGGCGCTGAGCCCACCGACGGGTTGGGCCTATCTGACGCTGGGTCAACCGAACTCTGACCCGACCAAGCGCATGACCTGCGTGCCCGAGTTCGCGTTCGGTTGGCAGCTCGCCTACGACACGAAGAGCGGCTACTTCGGTGCACGAACCGACGCCTCGTTCTTCTACGATCCTGTCAATGCCGGGTCGACGACGAGCGCAAAAGCGTGGGCACCGCACATGGGTTGGGGTCGCGTCTCGACGCAAACGCTCGGTTAACGGGTTGCTGGGAAGCACCTAGAGCGCTTACATGAAGCTGACAATGGATGGGGTGAAGCATCAATTTCATCCCATCTATTCCCTCCCAACGATCTCGCCGTGGATCAAGGAAGTTTCATGAAGCGCCTCATCACCTTTCTCACCCTCGCGGTCGCGACTCTGAATGCCGCAGTCGCGGGCCAGTACTGCGTCATCGATCCGCCTCGTCCGGCCTCCGGTGCCGGCTTCTACGTGGCGAAGCCGAGCACGCAGCTCAGCGTCCAGTCGACGGACGACAGCTACAAGCTCTACGATCCGGCGGGCAACGAGTTCCGCATCCGCGGTCTCAACCGCAATCACTGGGACAGTGGTGGATCGAAGGAGGGTGTCCCGCTCACGGGCGCGAACACCGAGCGCCTCGTCCTCAACTTCGCGAACTCCACGACCTACAACTGGAACATCGTCCAGACCGAGATGCTGGACAAGGGCATCGTGCCCATGCCTTCCAGCTGGGTCGGCACGTGCAAGACGGACCCGTCGTACCTGACCGCCATCGTGGACACGTGGATCGCGCAGGCTTCGACGTGGACTCGCCTGAACACTCTCGGCCTCATCAACATCGCCAACGAGTGGGGTCCCGGTACTGTCATGGCGGTCACAGACCCCGTGACCAAGCGCGTGTCGAACGTGCCGACCTACGTCTGGCGCGACTCGAACATCGGAGCCATCAGCCGGATGCGTGCCGGCGGCTACACGGGTACGCTGGTGATCGACGCGGGCAACTGCGGACAGGACGCCGGTACCATCGTGCGTGACGGCCAGGCCGTGTTCGATTCCGATCCGCTGAAGAACATCCTGTTCTCGGTCCACATCTACGGTTCATGGCACGTCCCCATTCCTGCGACCGCAACGACGGCCGCGATCCCGCTGCAGCCCTGGATGCAGAGCTACTCCAAGGCCATGTACGACCTGAAGGCTACGAGGTTGCCCATCCTGATCGGCGAGTTCGGCCCTCTGAAGACAGGCCCGTCGCAGACGCAGGTGCCGGCCGAGCAGCTGGTTGCCGATGCGGAGGCCGCCGGCTGGGGTTGGATGCCCTGGTCGTGGGATGACAACAATGGTGCAGCCTGCAGCAGCACCGACGTCGGCGGCTTCGCCATGAGCAACAAGTGCGGACGCTATACCGGCAACGATGCGACCGAGCTCACCGCGTGGGGACGCCTCATGGTTCCCATGTACAGGAAGTACGGCGCCAAGCGCGTCACGATCCAGCTCAGTCCTCTCGCCCCCTCCAACTGACGACGGACAGCAAACGCCATGGAACACTTCGACATCGCTACTCTGCTGGTCGACGGTCTTTTCGCCGTCGTCGCCTTTCTCGGCGGCTTTCTCCTGAAAGCCATGTGGGGCGCAATCGACAAACTCCGCGAGGACATGCTCGAGCTCAACAAGGCCATCGCCAGGGACTACGTTCGCAGGGACGACTTCTCCGGCCACGTCCAACGCCTGGAAGCCATGTTCACACAGCACCAGGCGCAGATGCACGAGATGCTGAATCGCATCTACGACAAGTTGGACGGCAAGGCCGATCGCCCACGTTAAAGGAACAAGCTCATGGTCGCCATCGTAACTGACGCCGACCTCGACTCGACCACGCTACCAATCGTGGGAGGGAAGGTCAAGGCGCAAGATCCGACGAAGGCACCGAACACACTGTCGGGCTTCGATCCAGGCAACGCCGTGCCTGTACAAAACGGCGATACCGTCGGCCAGGCCCTGGGCAAGCTCCAGGGCCAGGTGACGCAGGCGCTGGAAGGCGCCAACACGTACTACTCGTACCAGAACAACACCGGTGCCGACATGAATCCCGGCACCCCTGTCTTCCTTTCGAGTCCCACACAGGTCCTCGGCGCCATCGGCAATCTTGTCGGTCGTCGCGTCATCGGCCTCTACGCTGACTCGAGCGTCCTGCCTTGGCTGGGCGTTGGTAACTTCTTGGTCGAGGGGAGCCTCGTCCTCACCGCACTCCAGTGGCAGCAGATCACGGGTGATGTCGGTGGTCTCCAACCCGGACAGAGGTACTTTTTGGACCTCCATGTTCCGGGTGCTCTGCGTTCTACGGTCACGTCGGAGGGTGCTCCCGCGAGTTCCTACCTCGTTCCGGTAGGTTACGCCTTGAGCGCCACAGAATTCGTTCTCGATCTTCAGCCGGTGATCCGGCTTGCGTAACAACTAGGCCGCGGTGGGCGGCCAACTAGGAGAAAGTCAATGGCCGCAGTTCTTCCTCTCTACATCGACTCGAACAACGACATGTGCCAGATGTTGTCGGGCGACTTCCTTGCCATCGCTCAGGGTGGTACGGGAGCGACGACACAGTCCGGTGCAGTCGCCAACCTGGGTCTCACGATCGGCACCAACACGCAGGCCTGGTCTGCGCGTCTCGATGCCCTGGCGGCGCTGAACAGCACCGGCCTCATGGTCCAGACCGGCACCAACACGTTCACCGATGTCTCGATCGCTGTCGCGTCGACTGCGCGCCTGACGGTTGCGAATGCAAACGGCTCGGGCGGCAATCCGACCCTCGACCTCGCAACTCTGACCGACGGCGGCACCGGCTCGTTCCTCAAGTTCACGAGGGACACCTACGGCCGTGTCTCGGGCACGACCGCAGTTCTCGCTGCTGACATCAGCAGCCTGGTGGACTCGCGCTACGCTCAGCTCTCCGGTGGCGCTGGCGCGACATTCACGGGCACCGTGACCCTGGCTGCCGATCCTGTTGCGGCTCTCCAGGCTGCGACGAAGCAGTACGTGGACAACATCGCGCAGGGTCTGCAACAGAAGCCGACCGCGTGGGTTGCAACGACCGCGGCTCTCCCGACCAACACGTACTCGAACGGCACGGCCGGCGTGGGTGCGACCCTGACGGCGACTGCCAACGGCGCGCTGACGGTTGACGGCGTGGCCACCACGGTGGGCATGGTCGTCTTCGTCAAGAACGAGGCGACCCAGGCCAACAACGGCCTGTACACGCTGACGCAGCTGGGAGACGGCACGCACCCGTACATCCTGACGCGCCATGTCGACATGGATCAGAGCGCCGAGTTCACCGGTGCCTTCATTGTCGTCGACACGGCCGGCACCTCCAACGGTGGCTCGCTGTGGATCTGCAACAACAACGGCGCCGTCACCGTCGGCACGACTGCGATCACGTTCACGCAGCTGAACAAGGGTACCGACCTGTCGCAAGGCAACGGCATCAGCATCAGCGGCAACGTCGTGTCGGTCGTGACTGCGAACTCGGGTCGTATCGTCGTCGGTGGTTCGGGTATCGATCTCGCATCCGGCATCGTCTCGCCGGGCACGTATACGAAGCTCACGGTCGACACCTACGGTCGGGTCACGACGGGCGCGACTGCGACCGCTGCTGACGTGGGCGCGCAGGCTTCGAGCACGAGCCTGACCAACATCGCGGCCCTGGCTGGCAACGGCATCGTCGCACAGACGGGTGCCAACACGTTCGCGAACCGCAGCGTCGCGACCGCAAGCTCCAGCCGCATCACGGTCTCCAACGGCGACGGCGCGGCAGGCAACCCCACCCTCGACCTGGCCTCTGGCGTCATCGCGACCCCGGGCACGTACAACCAGGTGACGGTCGACACATACGGCCGCGTCACGAGCGGTACGACCGTGTCCTCTGTCGCGGCTGTCGTGCAGACGTCGCTGACGAACAACCAGGGCTCGACGGTCGTCATCGGTCGTGCAGTCTACTCGGATGCATCGGGCACGTTCAAGCTGGCGCAAGCCAATGCCTCGGCCACGCGTCTCGTCACCGGCCTCGTCCTCGACACGTCGGTGAACAACGGTGCGGCCGGCAACATCGCGACCGACGGCGTGCTGACGGCAACGACTGCCCAGTGGGACGTCGTGACCGGCGGCTCGGGTGGCCTGACCGCTGGCTCGAAGTACTTCCTGTCGAACGGCACAGCCGGCGGCATCACGGCCACTGCTCCGACGACGGGTTACCTCGTCTACGTCGGCAAGGCTCTGTCGACGACGCAGCTCCAGATCGAACCGGCGCCCGTGCCCATCCGTCTGACCTAAGGAGGCCATGGCTTTTGAATGAGGGAACGCTATGGCAAATCGACTTCCAATCTACATCGATGCGAATGGGGACCTGTGCCAGCTGCTGTCGACTGACGTAGTCAGCCCGGCAGCGCTGGGCACGGGCACCGCCGATTCGACGATGTTCCTGCGTGGAGACAGTCAGTGGTCGAACACGCTGACTGGCAACCTCGCACTCACGTCGGCGGCAGGATCTCCGCTGTTCAGCGTTGCAGCACCCAGTGCTCAGAACGGCAGCATCGAAATCGCGGGTAACGGCAACGTCATCGGCACCTCGGGCTTCCTGTTCCGTCAGGATTCGTCGTCCATCGCGCAGCTCGTCCAGCGTGCAAACGCTGACATGCGGTTCTACACGAACAGCACAGAGCGGCTGCGATTCACGGGTGCCGGTGCCTGGGGTCTCTCGGGCGCGAACTACGGTACCAGCGGACAGGTGCTGACCTCGCAGGGCTCCAGCTCTGCACCGGTCTGGTCCACGGTCAATCCTGCCACGGTGGCTGTGGCCGCTGGTGACACGACGCCTAACCCCGGTACTACCGGCTATCAAGCGTGGTCGTCAACGCTGGGTCGTCCTGTCTACTGGGACGGAACCTATTGGCACCCGGAGGCATCGGTGTCGGTAGGTACGACGGCGCCGGCAAATCCTGCGGTTGGTGACATCTGGATCGACACAAACTAAGGTACTGACATGCTAAATCTGAATTCCACAACTGCCATCATCCGTGTCGTCACAGGCTCTGCCGGCGCAATCGATGTGCAGGCGTCTTACGTGGACGTGAGCCAGTCGACACCCGCTGCAACCGGTGTCGGCGGCCCCGCCGTGACGCAGATCACGACCGCGACGACGACCACGGTGGTCGCGTCCCCTGCGGCATCCACGTGTCGCAACGTCACTGGTCTGATCGTCGCCAACGATTCGTTGTCGGTCAACAATGCGATCCGCGTCGAGTTCTACGACGGCACCAATGTGGTCCGCCTGTGGGCCGGCACACTCGGCTTCGGCGAGCGCGTGATCCTCGACGCGAGTGGCTACTGGACGTACTTCGGTTCGGATGGGACACCCAAGCAGACCGGTGTGGGCTATCGCCTCACGCTGGCCGCGGCCACAGTCGACGCGCCAGCCGCCCCCGATCCGAGCACGCTTGCGATCTACAGCGGTGCCGTCGCTCAACGCATGGTGCCTCTGTGGGTTGCGCCGGACGGCCAGTTCCGTCGCTTCCAGGAGCGCCTGTCTTCGTCCGGCTACAGCTGCTACTTCCCAAACACGGGCTCCACCGTCGGTCTCAACATCGGCGTCGGTTGGACCTCTGGCGGTACAGTCAGCCATCCGACCCCGTCGGCCGGTATCTACGCACAGCAGAAGCGCACGCGCTGGGCCAACGTGGTGACGACGACCAATCAGGTCCTCGGTCTTCGCACGGCGACAGCTGAAAAGCGCTACTGGCGCGGCAATGTCAGCGGGCAGGGTGGCTTCCAGTTCCATGCCCGCTTCGCCGTCGGTCTTTGGGCCGCCGCGACCGTTCGCCTGTTCGTCGGTCTCAACGATTCGAACTCCGGCTACGTGATCTCCGACACCCTGACTGGCAACGGTATCGGCCTCTGGCATGACACGACGGACTCGGCCTCGACCCTGAGCCTTGTGGTCGTCAACGCCGGCACCGCCGTCAAGAACGCGATCACCCTGGGCTCGGCTCTGGCTGCCGGTCAGACCTACGACTTCGAGATGGCCTGCGACCCGAACGGCAGCACCATTGGCTACAAGCTGACCGATGTGCTGACCGGCAACGTTCTCGTGGATTCGTTCATCACGGGTTCGACCCTGCCTCTCAACACCGCGTTCATGGGTCAGGAGCTGGCGATGTCGAACGGCACGGCCAACGTGACGGTCACGACTGTCGCCTTCGAGCTGATGTCTCATCAGTGCCATTCCAACCTGTAAAGCCAGGACCAACCAGTGAGCTGAACTGACCATGGCACTCGCGACTACACTGGTCTACGCCGCGAACTCCACGGGAGCTGGATACAACGTGGAGTCGGGGAACCAGAGCTTCAAGTGCTCTGGCGGCGAGACGATCCTTGTTTACTTCAACGGCGTCCAGAACTTCGCTTACGGTGATGTCGGCATTATCCAGCCGGATGGTTCCGGCCGAACAGCCAGTCGAGTCAACGGCGCCTACAACCCGTTCTTCAGCTCTGGCGGTACGATGGGTGGCTTCGGCCAATTCGTCAACGCCATGCCTGGTACGTACACGTTCGTACCGCCGCAAGTCTTCGGCGGTTCGGACGGTATCGTTCGCGTCTACATCGTCACCGGTGCGCCGCAGGGCGTGGCGATTCGTACCTACGGCAAGCTCGACCAGAACAACTCCAGTCAGACCATCACGGTCACGACGGTCGGCGTCGTTCAAGTCGGTGACCTCGCATTCGGTGCGCGTTGCCACGAGAACACAGTCGGCTCTACAGACACGATCACGCCGCCAGCTGGATGGACTGACGACATCCAGTACCTCAATGGCTCGCTGAACATCCCGACGGACAACTGTCACCTGTTGATTACATCGGGTGGTGGATCGACGCTGAGCGCGACGTGGACATCGGTTGACCCCGCGATCTCGGACACCAGCGCCGCGATCATCGTCCTCTATCCGAACCCGACAGCCCTGACCGTCACGACTCCGGCGTCGCAGGTCGTCAGCGTCGGACAGTTCGCCACGTTCACGACGACGGCGGCCAACAACTCGGGGACCGTCAGCTACCAGTGGACGGTCAATGGCGTCAATGTCGGCACCAACTCGCCGACGCTGGTCTACCAGGCACAGAAGGGTGAGACCCTGTCGACCGTCGTCGTTACCGCGACCGACAGTCTCGGGTCCACGTTCAGCTTCCCGGCCTACCTGCGCGTGATTCGGAATCGTGTGGTGACCCCGCGTCGCCGTCGTCAAAGCGCAAGCTACGACAACGATGGCATGGCGTTCTTCAAGCGAGGCTTTGTCGACGCCGACTACTTCGATCCGAGCACGATTGGACCGCGAAGCACAAGCACTGCGCAAGGTGTCGTCAAGGTCTGGAACGGCACGAGCTGGGTGACAGGCAAGCCCCGGAAGGTCTGGAATGGAAGCGCCTGGGTTTCGAAGCCCGCGAAGTACTGGTCGTCGGCCACGAGCTCATGGATCACATGTACATAAGGAGTAGGGATGACAACCCCAGCACCAACCTTCCTTCAACCGGCCGCCGTCACGTTCAACGCGAACACCGGCCCGGTCTCTCTCGGTATCCCGTGGGTCGTTGACTTCGGCATCGTCGGCCCACAGGATCTTGTCTGCGTCTTGACCCAGCCCTCGGCCTCTTCGGTGGCCGGGCTTTGGGTCTTGCTGCCGACGACAGAGCACACACGGGCCAGCACTGGCCTCGCCGTGAAGTGGAAGCTGGGCCTCGGCTTCCGTGAGGTCTGCAACGTCATCGCCGTCGGTGCCGTCTTGCAGATTTTCGTCAACGTCGAGTCGAGCGCGAGCTTCCCGCCTGGCTACACGGTGTGGAAGAACGGTCACCTGCAGGACAGTGCCGACGTCTTCCCCGAAGACGGTGCCGTGTGGGTTGTCACTCACGTGCCGTCTTCGGGCGGTGGAGGTGGCGGCGACGTCAGTCTCACGGCGACGCAGTTGCCGAACGACCTGCCGACTCCGCAGCCTGGCGACCCGAAGATCGATCTCAACGAAAGTGGGGTGTCGGTCTCGCACCTGAACCTCCAGCCGCTGCGATCGATCGGTGGCGTCGACCTCGGCCTGCTTGTCACCGGCTTGAATCGTTGATCGCAATTTCATCAGGAGAAGGGAGGACGTATGAACCGTCAACTTGTACTGACCCTGCTCCTGGTGTGCGGCCAAGCCTGGGCGCAAGGAGCTGTCGCTGCTCACATCGAGCACAAAGATCCCTGGGTCTGGATCATCGGCGGCTTCGGTGCGGCTATCGTCTACGTGAAGAATCACCCGGCGTCGAAGTCTGACGCAGTGGTGAACAGCATGATCTCGGTGATGATCGGCGGTCTCGTCAGTCCATACGTGGCGACGTACCTCGGATCGCACTACGACAAGTCGCTCCAGAATCCGTACCCGCTGGCGTTCCTGCTCTCGGCGTTCTGGCCCTGGATCGTCCCCATGGTCGCGAAGCGCATCCGACTCGTCATCACCGGTCGCGAAGAGAAGGAAGACCACGACTCCGAAGTCTTCGACCGCATGAATGCGGCAAAGGATCAGCCATGAACACACCACTACTCATGCTCATGTTCGCGGTCGCATTGGTTGCGGCCGTTCACTCGATCTGCACGGCGAACGCGATGACGAAGTCGGCGCCGCTGACGATTGCGATCGAGATCGTCACCATGTTCGGCTTCAGCGTCGGCGCTGTCGTCAGCGCATGGGACGGGAACCAGAACAGGGCGGCCGAGTTCCTGATCGTGGCCTTCATCGCCAAGGTGGTGGCGGTCCTCGACATGCTGATGCGCGGGTACGGCATCAAGTTCAGCGTCATCACCTGCGCGACGTACCCGTGCCCCGACGACCACTGCCCCACGGACCACAAGTCCTGAACCTACTACAAGTGAGAACGACATGCCCACCGCACTGACTCCCTACATGGTTTGGATCAAGCTCATCGCGATCCTGGCTCTGGTCGCTGCCATCTTCGGCTTCGGCTACCACTACGGCTCGCTCATCACGCAAGGCAAGGCGGACACGAAGTACGCGGCCTTGCAGTCGGACTACGACCACGACAAGCAGGTGTGGGCCGACACGAAGACACACATGGCCGCCGATGCGTTGAAGGCTCTGCAAGAGCATGACGCAGCCAACGCCGTGAAAGAAAAAGCCGATCAGGACAAGATCGCGAGCCTCACCACGAAGTACCAAACCGCACTCAAGGAAGTCAATCATGCGAAACAAGCTGCTCTCGATGTCGACACTCGTCCTCTTGCCCCTGGCGGCGCTGACGGCCTGTGGGTCGATGTCGACACCAACACCTGCGCCGGCTATCCAGACGGTCGTAGCCTCGTGCCCCAAGCCGGCGGCGTCGGACCCCTCCCTGACCGTCTCCAGTGCCGACTTTCTGCAAGCACTGCACGCCAACTTGACGAAGAAGCAGCTGCCGCAAACGAAGTAGTCGCGCACTACAACGAGTGCGTCGGCCATCTCGGTGTCGCCACGGAGACGGACCCGAGCCAGACGACGACCACGAAGGTCGATGACCAAGGAGCAACGAAATGATGGAGACACCGGTTGAGATCATGCTTGACGGGAAGCGATGCATCGTTCTTTGTCCGACGGCTGAGAACTTGACCGCAACCGGTTGCAAGATCAAAGCCTCTTCATCCTACGCGGGTATCTATCGATACCAGCTGTATGAAGAGAGGCCCGGTGCTGAGCCAGATCGGATGGTCGGCGACGAAGAGGCCGTGATACTGAAAGGTCCGACCGTGTCGTACATCAAGTCCTTCTTCGCGATACCGCCGACGACCAACGGCTGAAAGGAAACAACATGATGGCGCGTGACGCTGCCGGCTGGCAGAAGATCCTCCACCTCTGCGGAGTCGACGACATCCACGCTGCTGCATGGGCACCGCATTGTGCGACCGTCCTCAGCGACGACGTGTTCGATGGCGGCGACGAAGAGATGGCGCAATTCCTCGGTCAGTGCCTCCACGAGTCGACGATGCTGACCGAGACGGCGGAGAACCTGAACTACAACGTGAACGGTTTGCTCCTGACCTTCGGCACTCAACGCATCGCGGTCTCGCCGGCGCTGCAGTTCGGGCGCGTCGACCAGAAGACGCTGACGACGCAGGGTGGCAAGACCGGCCTCGTCGTCAACGGCGTTTTCTACCCGGCGACACCGAAGGCTGCCGACCAGGAGGCGATCGCCAACATCGTCTACGGTGGTGCCTGGGGCGCTCACAACCTCGGCAACATCCGTGATGGCGACGGCTGGAAGTACCGCGGCTCTGGCTGGATCGAGACCACGGGCGCAGCCAACTTCCTCAAGGCAGAGAAGAAGACGGACATCCCGTTCTCGACTCAGCCTGAACTCATGCGTACCATCGGGACCGCGCCCATCGAGGCTGCGGTCGCGTGGTGGCACGACAACATCACAACCGTGATGCTGTCGGACGCGCTGGCACTTCGCAAGCGCGTGAATGGGCCCGCCGCACTGGGCCTTCAGGACTGCATCGTGCTGACCTCGAAGGCACGTGCGGCACTTTCCTCTGTTCCCTCAACCCCCAAGGACTGACCATGAAGATTCTCACGTACACCGCGGTCACCGCGCTCCTGGCCGGTCTGGCCGGCTCCAGCTCCAAGGTCCAGGTGCCCTGGGTCACGGCCTTCTCGGACGTGCCCTCGGGTTCCCAGTTCTGCGTCATGGCCGCGCAGTACGGCATGGACACGCCGGGCCTGTACACCCTCCAGGGCGACGGCAGCTGGAAGTTCAGCCTCGATCTCGCCAACCTGAACTCGGCGCTGGCCAACGGCTCGACCATCACGCTCGCCATCAACGTCTCGACGGTCGTGACCTACGCGGCTCCGGCCATCGTGTACAACGACGGCCAGGTCGTGTCCGGTGGCGCCACGTTCGCCGACGCGGTGGGCACGTTCGTGATCGTGCAGCCGCCTGCCAACCTGCCCGGCATCTACACGGTCGCGACCCTCCCGACGGCCGCCAACGCCGGCAAGGGCACGCGCGCCATGGTGTCGGATGCGACCAGCCCGACCTTCGGTGCCACGGTGGCCGGCGCCGGTGCCGTCACGATCCCCGTCTTCTCCGACGGCACGAACTGGAAGGTGGGCTAAACAGCCCGTAACCGAAGTCGAGTAGGCAAACAAAAGGCCGCTGTCCAATCAAGGACAGCGGCCTTTTTCACGCCTTCAGAACAGCGACTTGACCTTGGAACCTGCGACACGCCGCAGCTCGTCGTACGCCGCGGTCGTCTTCTTCGAGCTCCACTTGATCGGCGGAACCTCACCGATGCCCTCGATGTTCGGGATCAAGCGTACCAGCCTGCGATTCAGGTTCAGCGCATCGACGTGCTTGCGACAGAACTTGAGGAACTTCGGGTCGGCTTTGGCCCACGCCTGGATCGATCCGTGACGCTTGAGGCCTGCCAGCACCTCGTCCTTGCGCATGAGCTGCGGGATCGAGTCGATCTGGTCGCCGACCAACGTCTGATAGTCGATGCAGGCCGCAGGCGGGATACCGAAGTGAGCCAGGACCTCAGCGCTCCTGATCCGCACGGGCTCGGGCTTGCGACTCGAGTCGTACATGAACTTGCCGTCCATGACCCATTGGTAGCCGTCCTTGTCCTGCGTGCCGCCCACGAAGTTCGAATGGATGTGTGCCCAGGTGCAGAGCACATCATCGGCTTCGTGCTTCCGTGTCTGTACCACATGGAGTCCACGGTCAGTGAAGTAGTCCATGATGTACGGCAGGTGCAGATACGGGTTGGCCGTCGGTCCTTCCTTCTCGGCCTTGCCCTTGCCGTTGCGACCCGACTTGTAGTCGGGGTACAGCTTGTACCTGAACACCTTGTTGGCATCGAACGCGATGGCGACGCGCTTCGCCTGGACTGCGATCGCGTCCTTGCAGACCATGCCCATGAGACGCCTGGCCTGAGAGTCGGCCTCGTCCTCCGGCTCGAACATCTGCGTGTGGATCACGCGATGCAGATACCAGTTGCCGTCGACTCCAAAGACGCGTTCGTTCGTCATCCGAGTTTCCTTCCCAGGAGGCGTTGCAGCGCCACCAGGTAGTCCTTGGCTGCAACTTCAGGAGCCAGCCTCGCCAGCCAGTTCTTCGCAGCGTAGTTGTAGGCGACGCTGATCTGCGGGTCATCGTGCTTGCGCAGCACGTTGTGCAGCATGTCCGCGCCGTCGTCGATGTTCCAGCTCTTGTACCTGTAGCCGGCCTGCACGATGTCGCTGTTGTGCACCAGCGGGTAGCCTGCGTAAAGTGCCTCCCACCAGTTGTAATTCAGGCCATTTTCGACAGTGTGACTCAGGACACAGGCGAGGCCGGAAAACGCTGTTTTCGCCTGAATTCGCTCGGTGAAATTGAGCCTGTTTTCGACTCCCAGGACGGAAGTGAAAGACCGGAAACAGGGGTCGTTTTCGACACGGCCTGCGGTACCGAAGAGCCGCACTTCATCGATGATCGGGCCCTGCTCCGGATTGAGCCTGTTGCAGCGGTCAGCGATCAGGATCGGGACATGCGGCGTCTTCACGGTCGAGAACGAGGGCTCGAAGACGCCGACGACCTTGCGCTTCTGCGGCTGGTACGAAGGCCACTCCTGTTCCTTGTTCGCGGCAGGGAGCATGAACTCCGGACTCCAGACCATGGGCACGACTTCCATGCCGCACTTGTACATCGTCGCGTAGTACGCGAAGTTCGATGGACTGACGTGCGGCAGCAGCCACACCGCGTCGTAGTCGCCGTGCGGCACGTCCGCGTTCACAGGCGCGCCGACCGCGTTGTCCATGTTGAGGAACATCGTGTTGCCCGGCACGTAGTGCACGACCTTGCCGCCGCGTGCCTGGAAGGCTTGACGCGACTTCAGGTCGATCTTCGCCGACATCTCGATCACGACATCGAGGTAGCCCGGGCCCTTGACCGTGTGGTCGCACTTCAGGGCCTTGGCCAGCGGGAAGGACCCGAGCAGGAAGCACTTGACGCCCGGCAGCTTCTCGAACGTGCGGTAGAGGAAGACCGCATTCTGGACCAGGCCGTTGGACCACAGCGCCTGCTCGAGCGCGAGCTTCGCGTTGTCGGGGATCGTGATGCCGATGCGGATGGGCTTCGGCTTGTTGTTCTTGTCGGTCACAGGAGCACCTCGTAGGCCTGTTGGTTCTGGAGCTGGGGCATCATGTCCCGGAAGTCAGCCTTCGTCTGCTTCGGGTCGTGGCTCTCGATCGCCTTGCGGATCTGGAGGCCGGCACCGCCCATGTCGAAGCGATGGTAACGGTAGCCTTGACCTAGGAACTCGGAGCAGTGGATCAGCGGGTAGCCACCGTACAGAGCCTCGAACCACGAGTAGTCCAGACCGTCCTCGATGTCGTGGGTCACGATCATGTCGGCGCGGTTGCCCACGAGCTGCAATCCGACGGTCGACTCCATGAGGAAGAGATCGGCACCCGGCGGCATGGGTCGGAAGCCGAGCTTCGACAGGAAGTGCACGAACGGGACGTTGGAGCTGAGCTGTGCCGCGTGGTTGACGTAGATGCCGACCACGCGATTCATCTTCGGCATCGCCAGCATCGCGTGGTGGATGGCCATGAGCGGCCAGTGCACCGAGCGGCTCACCGTGTGAGGCGGCTCGTTGACCACGATCTGCCAGCCACGGATGTCGTCCTCGGGATGCGGCTGCGGTCCGCCTTCGAGGAAGCCGTAGCTCTTCGGGATGAAGAGCGGCTCCCACACCGGAGGCACGACCACGACCGGACAGCCGTAGACGTTCTCGCACCACGAGCGGCACGACTTGGCCTGCGCGACCGTCATCCACACCTGGTCGTAGAGCTTCGCATCCTCGTAGCCGAAGCCCGGCGCGCCGTTGATGAGCGACGCCATCGTGTCGAGCGCCAGCGAGCCGCCGATGTGCAGCACGATCTTCGTCCCCTTCGCCTTGTAGGTCGCGATCTCGGTCAGCGAGAGCTTGCGGTTGCAGACGATCACGACATCGAGGTCGGGCCACGCGTTCGTGACGTCCTGGATCTCGATGCCGAAGGAGCTGAGCTTTAGGTCCGGTGCCGGACTGTCGTGACCCGAAAGCAGGACGGCGGCATGCCTCGCCTTCTTGAAGAGCCGGAGCAGGAAGACCGCAGTCTGTGCAAGGCTGTTCGAGAAGAGGTCCATGCCGCCGTTGGATTCAAGGGCACACGTAATGCCGATGCGCTTCATTTGTTTTCCAATGTGTGGTGAGGTTGAGATCGCCAGGCTTTAGTGCTTGGTCGGGTAGAGCTGACCCGTCGCATCGCGCGGGCAGATCATGAGTACAGGCACGCGCACGAACTCCGGGTAGTCCGTCTCATAGCCTTCGAGACCGTCGACGAAGACGGCCTGAATCGGGACGGGATACTGAAGCTCGCGCAAGTGCTTGTTCACGAGGTCGCGGAACTCCACACTCGTGTCGCTGACGCTGAGGATCTTGAACAGGTCGTTGTCCAGGAACCGGAGCAGGCGCCGATCGTTGTCGAATATGTCCACGAGTGGGGAGGCCGCGACGCGAAACTCGATGTCAATGGGTTTCATGCGTCGCTCCTTGGTCAGACAGCGGGCACCGGGATCGCCAGCCAGTCGATGTTGAAATTCACGACCGAGGACCCGGCGTTGTGGATCGTGATGCCAGTCGTGGCAGGCGCATCGAGCACCAGCATCTGCTGCATCGCGATTACGGGGCCGCCATCTCCATTTACCGTAATGGTGAGAGGACCATCGGAGTAGGCAACGAACGCCTTGATGTTGTCGCTGATGGTGATGGTGTCGCCGGGCTGCATGACGGCGAACTTCTCGTTCTGGTTCGTGCCGATCCAGAGACCGACTGCGCGGCCGAGACTGCGCCTGATCTGGTTCATGCCGGCGAAGGCTTCGATCTCGACCGTGAGCGAAGCCTGCGGGCTTGTCGCCGGGTCCGGAAGAACGGGTTGCATCTGTTGCTCCTTGTTCAGTACTGGCCGGGATGATTGGCCATGCGGGTTGTCTTGCGCTTGATGAGTTGCTCGCGCTCGAAGTCCTCTTTGCAGTCATCGTCGCAGTACAGCTTCTGCGGATCGATGACTGCATTGCAGAACAGACAGGTGCCTCGCCTGACCTGCTCCTCTTTGCGATTCCGGTGGAGAGCCAACTTCTCTTCCGTGAAGTCGTTGGCACTCGCAATGTCAACTGAATCGGCCATGATTCCTCTTTGGTCTCTAGTCTATGGATAGGGCTTAGACGCTCTTAGTCGGCGCTGTCGATGAAGGACGTGCAGCTGAAGTTCCACGTACCGAGGATCGCGCCCCCGTTCGTGGCGCTGATGTCGATGTAGCCGGCCGCGTGCTGGCTGTCGGTCTGGTGGGCATTGGACGTATGCGCGCTCGCACCCGGTGCGATATCCGACAGGTGAGTACCCTGGAACCAGACACCGGAACCAGCACCACCGCCAGTCGTCAACGCACCCGACGTGATGGTGATGCGGAACCAGAAGTTCTCGACCACCGACACGCCAGCCACGTAGGGAGCGTACCAGTTCGCGTGGTAGACGAGACCGAGTGCGTCGTCGGTGAAGGTGCGACCGTCGTAGGTGAGACCCACCTGTGCCCGCGCGGTCTTGGGTGCTGTCGTCGCGATGTTCGACGTGTTATTCGCAGTCAGCGTACCGCTCGAGATCGGATTCGCTGCTTGCGACGTGCCATAGAATTGAGACATCTGGATCGGCCCGCTGGCACTGATCTGCGCTGGGGCAGCCGGTGTCAACGGGGTCGTTTGGGAGCTACCTGTGCCGGCCGCAGTCCCCGAAGGGACGTGCGCACCGCCACGGTAGTAGTCGGTGAGTCGGAGGGCTCCCGTGCCTCCGAACTCGGCAGCGATTTCTGTGAGCAACAGCTGCCCGCTCGTCTTGATGGTCATGGCTTACTCCATCAGGGCCGGGACCTTGCGCTTGATGGTCTCCACGTCATCGATCAGTGCCTGGACCTTGCGAGCCACGGACGGCAGGAGTGCGAGTGCCGCCTGGCCGTAGAGCACAGACAGCAGACCTTCGTCCGTGGTGTGCACGGCCTCGCTCATCAGCTTCTGGAACTGCTGAGCGCTGACACCGGGTCGACGGATGCCGGGCTCGGACAGCAGCTCGTAGGTCAGGCCCTGCGCGTTGCAGGCGATGACGAAGGCTTCGTCGTCGTTGATCTCCACGAGGTCCTTCTTCAGACGCTCGTCGCTGATGGTGCCGACGTTGTTGGCCAGGAACACGCCCGCGGTGTCCAGCGTTGCCAGGACGGTCGTGCCATCGGCGCGGTGCCAGGTGTGACCTTCGGCGTTGTAGAAGCCGGTGACACCCGACTGGATGCCCTTCGCCGTGTTGACGTTGAAGTTCGACGGGTTCCAGACGTAGGAGTCGACACCGGAGTTGTTCGAGCCCCACAGCGCAGTCGGCTGACCGGTCTGCATCGAGTACACGAAGTTGGAGGTGCCACCTCCACCACCGCCACCGCCACCCGTGACGATCTGGATGATGCCGCCGGCCTGGCCGAGACGCAGGTAGCACTGGAACGTGAAGGTCGAAGCCACGTTCGAGCCCAGTGCCGTGTACTTGTGCTCGAGCTGAGGCAGCGCCATGAGAGCGAACAGCGCGCCGGTCGACGTGTAGATCCCGACCTCACCGAAGTCGAAGGGGCCCGCGTTCACGTCGATGGTGCAGTTGACGATCAGGGACCCGTCGGCCGCGGTGCTGAAACTTGTGATGTTGTCCGAGTAAAGGATCGTGCCGTGGAGGGCCGTGTCACTCTTCGTCGGCGTGTAGCCCACGCCTGTGCCGACCTTGAAGGTCGTGAGCTGGAGGAAGATGCCGGCACCGGCAGCGCTGGTCGCACCGTCGAGGCCGGTCTGTGTGACGACGAAAACGTCTGCGGTCATGTTCAGGCTCCGGTGCTGGGGTTCGTGGATTCAGTGCCAGGGCGCATCGGCGGCTTCGGAATCTCCCGGACATCGGCCGTCGCAGGATCGATCGATGCCACCCAGTTCCAGACCTTGTCGCGCCAGGCTGCGAGAGCTTGACCTTCGGCCGCGAACTGCGGGTTCGCGCTCGTGGCCCAGGTGGTGGCGTTGTCGATGCCCTTCGAGTAGCCCCACAGCTTGGCCACGGCGTCGAGTCGTGCGTCGACCTTGAAGTTGAAGGCACGTGCGGCTTCGGCTCCAGTCGGCGGCGGCAGCGGTACCCAGGCGGGCATGCCATCGGGCCCTGCACCGCGCGTCATGCCGGCCGGGATGCCGGAGGCGTACTTCGCGTGGATCTCCTGGCTGATCGGCACGCAGTCCGAAGGCCAGTTGCTGTGATTGACGTACTGGTCGTAGAACTGGCCGTCGTAGAAGCCTGCCGTCTTCGCGCTCCAGTAGAGGCTCGTCTTGTCGATGTTGGTGCCGTCGACGGTCGGCTTGTTCTCGTCGCTCATTAGAACATGCTCCCGATGGTGAGGAAGAAGCCGACACCGCCGCCGTTCTGGACGCGGATGTAGCTGGAGGTGACCGTCTCGGTCGCGGTGATGGCCGATGCGTCAGCCGTTGTCGCCACGCCGGCGAAGGGGGTGCCCGTGTAGTTGATCGGCAGCGGCACGTTGAGGAAGGAGCCGCCACCGGGGTTCGTGAACGTACCCCACTGGAGCAGCATGCCGAGAGGGCCCAGGTACGCGTAGCCGTTCGCGACCTTGTGGACCGCGAAGTCCGACATGTAGTTCGCGACCGTGACGTAGGTGCCCGCGGCCGCATCGTGCGCGATCTTCTGGACCGCTGCCAGCAGCTGCGCCCAGTTCGCGTTGTCGATGGTGAGGCCCGACCCGGCGATCACGGATGCGACCTGCAGCAACAGCCGGTTGTAGAGCTCCGCCTGATTGACGGTTGCAGTCGACGGACCGGAGCCATCGGTCGCGCCCGTGTGGCTGACGTTGAAGGGGGCGGGCGTGTTGGCGCCCGGTGTGAAGGCTGCGACCGGGCCGATGCCCGGGATGAAACTGATAAGATCCACTTGAAACTCCTGGGTTTAGTCCGGCCACTGCGCATCGCTGATCTGCATGAGAGGCTGACCAACGCCTCCCGTCCAGCCACCAACACGCGAGTGATACTTGATGGGGTAGTTCGGTGTCTGTCCCGAGAACCGCGGCGCCCACAGCCCACCCGCCAGCATCACGTTGGCGAATGTGGGACTGTCTTCCGTCACGATCAGGAACTTCAACGAGACTGCGATTGCGTGCAGCACCAAGTTGTAGTTGCAGATTTCGTAGAAGAAGGAGCCGAGGGTCACGGGGTCGACACCGTACTGATCGGGCATGCCGATCTGTACGTGCGTCGTCGGGAACCACGGGCCCGGCGGCGAGTCGTAGATGTGGGCACGACCAGCCGTCGGGTCAGGGGTGTAGAAGTGCACGTAGTCCTGCGTTTCCAGGATCGCGATGCTGAGACCGCCACCGAGACAGAAGTTCAGGAAGTCGATGGCCGCATTCTTGCCCTTGCCGAACCAGTAGGAGCCGAGGAACTTTGCGATCGCACGGTAGCCCGACTCGGAAATCACCCCGGCATTGGCGAGCTTCATGCCCAGCAGGTTGACCTGCGAGACGACGACTGCGCGCTCGGGACCACCCCAGTCCAGGAAGTCGATCATCTCGCCGGCCTTGATCTTGGCCTCCACCGCCTTCGTCGCAACCCACATATTACGCAGGTTGTTCAGCGCGTCGATCTTGGCTTCGATCTGGTAGTCGAACACCGAATCGATGGAGTCCGCGAAGTCGACGAAGTACGGGTTGGTCGCGAGGTACGGAGCGAGAAGGATCGACCGCGGCAGCTTGATGAAGGCTCGCCGATTCTCGATCGCCGTCGTGAACGGCAGATCGGCTTCGTAGGTGTAGATCATGCACACCTCTTATTGGTTGGCGTCCCGGATCGGGAACAGAGCGTTCTGTTGACGCGGCGAGTAGTCGACGTTGACGTTGAGGCTCTGGAGCGTGTTGTACCGGATGAGGGTGTCGCTCGCGGCACCGAAGGGCAGCGGCGTCGGATCGGACGCAGCGATGTCCAGGTAGTGCAGCGTGTCCGCATCCAGCGCAGCGATGATGCCCAGCGCTCCTGCACGGCGGCCCCACACCTTGTAGGTGAGAGCGTTCGGCACCGGGTTCGAGCTCCAGTCGATGATGATCCCTTCCGATGTCGTGACCACCTGCGGGTTGATCCAGTTGGTCGGGTTCCCGTGGTCGATGATGCCAGGAGGCGTCGCCACGATGGTCCAGCTGGTTCCCGGAGGATCGCCGCTGACGATCTGGTCGCCCTTGTTGACCGCGAACTGGAGACCCGTCGGGCCGATCATGCCGGCCTTGCTGATGATCCAGTACTGGCCCGCAGCCGTTGCGCCGGTGGGGTAGCCGGGGTTCACGGATGCATCGATGTAGCCCAGGAAGTTCGGGCTTGGCGTCGCAGCATCGACTGCCACCGCGTAGGCGTAGACGGCGGGCGTGACGGTGCCGGAACCAGCGATGATCGTGGCCGTGAGCTTGGGGCTCAGAGGACTGGTGACGATCATGGGACTTGTCGGCTTGTTCACCAGCACGTAGCTGATCTGGCCGGGCGCTGCGTTGAACGCGGTCTCGACCAGGTCGGATGCGAACAAGTCGGTGAGCAGGATGCCGGGTCGGGCCGAGAACAGGTTCTCGATCGCCTTCGTCACCTTGGTCTTCACGTCGTCCAGGCTGTTGACCGAGTTGAAGCAGTAGACCGAGATGTCGACGATGTTGGGAATCGCGACCGGCGCCTGCCACAGGAACTTCGGCTGGTACATCGTGACCGATTGCAGGTAGGACAGGAACTCGTCCACCTGGTCCTGGCTCCATGTCGAGCTCGTGAGAGCCGAGACACGGATCACGTTCATCCACTCGAGCGCCGCCGGGTTGATCTCGCGCTGGGCCTGCGTGATCGCGTCGATGATGCCCGGGTAGTTCGCGACTGTCGCGGCGTACTGCGATTTCGTGACCGCGGAGCTGTACGTGCCGAAGGAGCCAGCCGCGAAGTTCTTGTACGCGAAGGTCGAACGCTCATCGGCACCACCGGACGGATTGCCCGTGAAGTGGCCGGTGACGTTCGAGATCGACGAGCCGTTGATGCTCACGTTGGTCAGGTTCGCACCGTTGACGGTTGTGCCCTGCGTCTTCGCATACGTGATGGCCACGCGGTCGTTGACGCCAGGGACAGCGCCATAACCCTGCGCACCGAACTGGATGTTGAGCCGGCCGTCGCTCAGGGTCGAGTCCGCGTACGCCTTCTGTCCGGGGTAGTTCCAGAGCGCGCCGAAGGCCTTGGTGAGGTCGACGCCGTTGAGCTGAACCAGCACGTCCTGGTCGCTGACCGTGAATGCGTCATCGACCGAGACCCACGTCTGGAGGTCGGAGCCGAGACCCGACAGCGTGCTCGAGACGACGATACCCTCGCGCAGCGTCACCGTCTGCGGCACGTTGGCGCTCAGGTGGATCGCGTCCTTCAGGAACCAGTTGTAGCCGCCACCCGACAGCTGCGAGTACGGAGGCAGCGTCTGCGTCGTCGTCGAGACCAGAGTCGCTGGCACGGTCGCGGGCAGCTTACGGCTGAGGCGTGTGCCCTGCATGTTGACGATGGCGCGGATCGCCGAGTCGGACTGCGCGGTCTCGGGGAATGCGTCTTCGACGGCACGGCTGATACGGCTGGTCAGGAACGTGCCGATAGCCGAGATGAACTCGATGAGCGTCTGGCTCGTCTGCGTTGTGAGGCCGGTGCTCCACGTGTCCGTCGTTGCCAGGTCGGCTTCGAACTGCGAGACGAACTGCGCTTGGTCGACGGTTGAGTCGAGCAGGTTGATGAGATCCAGCACCTGGAAGCTGAAGGTCGCGGTCACCGTCTGCGGCGTGCCCGGAGTCGAGTCGGCAGCTTCGATCGTGATCGAGTACAGACCCAGCGTCGTCGCCGTACCGGAGATCAGACCCTGGTTGTTCATGCTGAGGCCAGGAGGCATGGTGCCACCGACCAGAGCGAACGTGTAGGGAGCCACGCCACCCGTGACGGTCATGAACTGCGCGAACGCCTGATTGACAGACGCCGCCGGCAGATAGGTGGCGGTGAAGGCGAGACTCATACGGGCACCTCGAAGTCAAGTTGTTGGAGCCCCGGCACATTCGGCATCACGAATGCGATGCGAACCTTGTAGCCGGGGATCGTTGTGTCGGGGATGATTGCGGTGTTGGCGAGGTCGAGCGTGATGCGCGGCTCCCACTTCTCGATCGCCTGCACCATGAAGGTCTCCATCTTCTGTGCCGTCATGTCGCAGATGGGTTCGTGGATGAAGTGCAGCCAGATCGAACCGTATGTCGGCTGGAACGTGCGCGCACGCTGGCCGGGTACGCAGTTGAAGAGGTTGCGCAGGCTCGACTTGACAATCGCCAGCCCGTCGGGCAGCCTGTCGGGCAAGCTGTTGAGGCCGAAGTCCGTGTTGACGTCGACCCACAGCGCGTCCGACAGCTGCGTCTGGTACGTGGTAGTTGCAGGCATTCGCCCTCCTTATGTGTGGACCGTGCCGGTGAGTCCGCCGCCGAGCGTACCACCCGTGTGCGTGTGATTCGGGCCCAGGTCGTGGGTTCCGTACAGGAGACTGCCACCCGTGATGTTGAGGCCCGCGGTCATGACCGGCGGCATCGTGAATGTCGCTACCGTCGGCACATGGACAGCACCCGCAGAGCTGATCGTCACTGTGTTGATGTTGGTGTCGCCGTTGACGTCGAAGATGCCCTGGACTGTTGTGAACGTGGCCGTGATGTGGACGCCGTTGCTGGCGTTGATCGTGAAGTCCGTGCAGTTCCACACCACGGTTGGGACGTTGTAGGTCCCGGTCGCACCTGCGGGCGCCGTCACCGTGTAGTCGCCAGTGGCAGTGATGTGGATCGACCAGCCGCCGCCAGTCTTGAACTGGATGTCCTTGCCCTGGACGATGAGGGCATTGCCATCCGGGTCCTTCCAGCCCCAGGCCGAACCCGATGGGAACTCCGAGGGGTTCGGCCAGCACTGGATGTGCATGTACATCGGGTAATGCGGATCGCCGCCCTGCAGCGTCACCAGCACGTCAGAACCTGGGACCGGGGTACCGAAGACTCCGTAGCCCTGGCCGAAGCCGAATGGGCTCATCTTCATGGGACCACACCACGGCACATCACCGAGGTCTGGATCGTACATGCCAGGAAGTTCGACCTGGATGCGATCGAGATTCTCCGGGTCGACGTTGGTCTTCACCTTGGCCTTGAACCACTTGTTCCCCAGGTTGTCGGTGAAGAGCGCGAGTGCGTTGTTGAGTGTGTCGAAGCTCATTTAGGACCCCAGGCCATTCTTGACCGCGACAAGTTTCTCGACGTAGGTCGTGCCTTGAATGAAGATGATCTTGTCCCGGATCGTATATTCACCGTTGTACTGGGACGACTCGAGGTCGGCAGGCTGAGCGAGACTGAAGTTCTGGAACGGCTCCCAGCTTGTCTGAAACGGGAACAGCACTTCGCCCGTCAGGCTGTTCAACAAGTTGTACCGGCCGTTCTGGTACTTCGCACGCTCGTACTTGTCGTGCACGTTGCCGAAGTCGACATGTCCGTAGCTGACGCCGCCTCGGACCATGCGACCACGCACGTCCTGGCTCAGCAGCGGATACTTCGAGTCCGAGTCGAACTGCAGTTCGTCTTCCAGGTTGTCGAGTTCGAGCGTACCGTTGACCGACTGCACGTAGCGGTTGTGCCTGTACCCGCCCACGAGGTTGTTGGTCCCCGACTTCGTCTGCGGCGTGAAGTCGGTGCACATGAGGAAGTGACCGCCGCCTTGCACGGCCAGCGTGCCGACGCTGATCTCCGGCTTCGGGATCTTGTTGATGTCGAGGTAGAGCATGTTGCCGATCGAATCGACAGCCAGGCCCATGTGGCTCGTGTCGGAGATGTAGCCAGCCCTTGCGATGTCGCGCGCGAAGGCCGCGAACGTCTTATTGCCCGGCAACCACAGCATCGAGTCGCTCGTGTTGTCATTCTTCGACCACCACTTGAGGCCGCAGGTCGATGCGATGTCCTGCAGCGCTTGCGAGCTCGAACCGCGGATGCCGGCCTGAGAGGTGCCTGCCCAGTACCGCGGCGCATCCCAGTAGCAGTCGATGGTGTAGACGAAGCCCTGCGGCGCCGGGTCACGATCCCAGTGGAAGACGCGGAAGTTGCGCGTCGTCGTCACGGTCGAGTTGATCTGCACCGTGATCTGCGCGCCGTCCTGGAGCCCAAAGTTGGGCATCTGGTCCAGCGTGTCGACGAAGCTGATCCGCATCTGCGGCAGGTGCAGCAGAGACGAAGCCTGGATGTGGAGCGACCGCAGGCTGTTGCCGTAGTCGAGAAGGAACTCGCGTCCGGCGATGAAGACCGATGCTGTCACCTGGTCATTGACGCGGAAGGTCATGGCGTCCTCTAGATCGTGAGGGTGTTGTTCTTGGTCGCGATTGCTGCTGCGAAGAAGGCGTCGAGGCTGCTCTTGTTCGGCATGCCGATCTTGGCACCGACGCAAACGTCGTTGATCGGATCGGACAGGCCGTTGAACCACATGACGGCGCGCCAGTACTCGACGTCAGCGTAGTAGTCGAACGCGAGACCGGGGAGGTTCGCCTCGTACTTCGCATCGATGGTCACGACCTTGTCGACCGTGACGCTGTAACGCATGTTCGCGTACTGGCTCGACAGCCAGTCGATGTCGGTGTCGCCATTGAAGAGCGTGATGAGAGGTGTCGCGTCAGAGTAGAGTGGGATGCTCATGGTCTGGCCTTAGAAGAAGGAAGGTCCGCCACCGCCGAGAGACAGGAAGCTGTTCGACCGTTGCGACCCGTTGTTGAGCTGACGTGCACCCGCGGTCATTAGGATCGACTGGATGTCGTCGGTCGTGATCGCGAACATGGGTCGGAAGGTCACGGTCGACGTGCCAGCCATGATACCGCCGTTGGGTCCCGGCTGCTGCGGCTTCATCGTGTTCTGCACGTTCGTGACCACGACGTTGCTCATGCGGAACCAGTCGCCGATGCGAACCTCGATCTTGTTCTTCAGCAGCTGTTCGAGCTCGCCCTTGGCAGCACGCAGCTTCTGTCCGGCCTTCGAGCCCACGGCTTGGAACGTGGAGACGACAGCTTTGGAGTAACCCTGGCCATCGGTCAGTGCCTTCGTGGCCGCGTTCGTACCGGCGTCAACGAGGTCGGAGACGACAGAGACAGCGCCCTGACCGATAGCCTTGACGGCCGCCGCATCGAGGATCGGACCCGGACTCCGAAGCCAGCCGGTCGACGGGTCGACGCTGGGGACGCTCATGGCCAGCAGGTTCTGCATCGGGATCATGACATCGCGGTCGACATCCGACCAGGCTCGGAACTCGAGCGTGACCGTGAAGTCGATGTCGTTGCCGGAGCCCTGCCAGACCTGCAGCGTCTGCACCTGGGCCAGGAGACGCGTGCCCATGGTGACAGCCAGCAGGTCACTGGTCGTGCCGTCGCCAGCGAGACCTGCACCCCACGGCGCCTTCCAGTTCACCGACTGATCCATCTGCAGTTCTTCGGGCACCTGACCGACGACGATCAGGGGCTGACCCTGCGTGCCGACAGTCGCGATGTCCTGCGCCTGGGTGATCTGGATCAGATACTTGCGATTCGATGTCATCAACATCGGGTCGGTTGTGCTCGACCCGCTGTTGTTGGATGGGAGGCTCGCCTTCACGCCTGCGATCGCAGAGCGCGAAGCCGCACTCCATTGGTCAAGGATGCCCATAGGTCCCTCAAGAGTTCAGAGTGATGATGCGGTCGCCCTGCTTGATGAACAGCTTGTCGCTTGGGGCAACAGCTATCGGAGCGGGCTTGACCTCGGAAGCGGCCACGTGTGAGCCACGCCCGAGGGACGCAAGGTAGGTCGCAGGATCGACAGGATGCGTTGACGTGAAGGGTTGGACTTCGAAGTGGAGGTGGGCTCCGGTGCTAACGCCGGTGGAGCCCATGGTGCCGATCTTCTGTCTGGCGACAACGGCTTCGCCCTGCTTGACGTTGAAGGCAGAGAGGTGACCATAGCGAGTCCAGAAGCTGGCGTGTTTGAGTTGGATGAAATTGCCGTAGGAGCTCGACTCACGCTCCACTTCCACTGTACCTGCTGCGGCTGCGACCACGGCGGTACCCTCAGAACCCGCGATGTCGACACCTTGGTGCTCTGTCGACGCGCCTTCAATCGGTTTCTCACGATGACCGAAGGGAGACGAGATGACACCGCTCGTCGGATACACGAGTCGGACATCGGTCTCACCCTGATCCTTGTAGCCGTTGGCCGCAAAGCCCAGGGCCTGTGCAGCTGCCTCCGCAATCTGTGCATCCGAGTACGGGCACGAGCCGTTCTCATGGATGATGATTGCCTTCATCAGCGCTGCCAGCACTTCTTGCTTGCCAAGATCCAGCTTGTCATCGGCCTTGACGTTCATGCGCTGCGACACGTCAGCGATGTATTCCTTGGTCTTGTTCTCAGTCGCCGGTGCCCACGTCGAGATCATCGAGGTCACGGTGTTGGTGCCACGACTGTAGTTCAGCTCGATCTGTCGCCCCAGGTTGTAGAGTCCTTGACCCTGTGTCGCGAACTGCGCGAACGGTCCCGACTGAGGCAGGGCTCCGGGCTGCTGCGCGTATCGAAGATTGCCCGGGTTGTTGTTCCTGAAGCCACGTGCTTCGAGACCTGTCATCGGCGCTTCGGCAGCGGTCGAAGGAGGGACACCAGCTGCGCTCGGCTGGAACGCACGCAGGCTCGGCACCTGTGGCTCGGCCGGCTTGTACTCCCCTTCGGATTCGCCCGACTCCCAAGCCTTCCAGCGCTTGTAGAAGAAGGTGCCGAGGGCGATGGTGCCAACGACGGCCAGCCCTTCCGGCGTCAGGATCAGAGGAAGCACAGCCGCGATAGTCCAGCTCGCAAGCGTGAAGAGTGGTGCTACCACGGTCTCGATTGCGAACGGGATGAACGAGAACAGACCTTCGCACAGGGTCTCGATCGCAGTGCTGAAGCCAGACTTGACGGCGCCGATCAAGGTCTCCATCGCCTCCGACTCTTCGGCTTCGAGCGCCAACTTCGGCACCGCCTTGTCGCGGTTCGCGACCAGGACCGCATGCTTGATCTTCTTGAAGGCCGAGTTCAGCATACGCTGATACTGGATCGACTTGCCGTTCTGCATCACATCACCGATCGAGACGACGAGTCCGGCGACGGCAGTCGGGGCCAGCATTTCGACGGCTGCTCCTGAAGCAAGCATGGCCTGCCGTCGTTGACTCATACGAATCGAATCGATGATGCTCATGGTTTAGTGCGCGACGAGCGTGCCTCCATTGATGAGATGCAGATCATCCCGAACACCCTTGTTCGAGATGTTGGCGTTGCCGAGACCAGGACCGACGCCAGGGGACGATGCGCCAGCACGTTGGCCGGAAGGCGGAGCCGCCGTCTTAGGAGCCACCGGTGCAGTCACAGCAGGAGCTGTTGCCTTCACGGCCGCGCCAGCACCGCGGCTCACGACAGGATTGGCAACACCCGCAGCACGGATCGGAGACGAGAACGCGGTGGCAGGAGCAGCTGCAGCTGGCATGCGTTCGGTCGTGGCCCCACCGCGCTTGATGTGCGAGACATCGATGCCCGTGGCCTTGATCTGGTCGTAGAGCGGCGCTCGCACCGTCTTGAGGTTGATGCCGTTGCCGCCAGCGACGAAGAACTGCAGAGCGTTGAGGAAGCCTTGCTTGTCGACCGGGTCCGTCTCGTTGTTGTAGTTGTCGACGTAGTCCTGCAGCAGCTCTTCCTGCTTCGCGTTGGACTGCGAGGCAGCCCAGTTGGTCGCGAAGTACTTCGGCTTGCTGGTCTTCATCGGGTTCATCTCACCCTGGATCAGCTTAGCGCTGTACTCAGGGGTTCCGGGCTTCATGTCAGCCAGCTTCTTGCCGCCGAGGAAGAAGTTCTTCAGCCCGTCGATGAGCCACGACTTGGCACTTGCCCACAGGCTCTTGATGAACGTCTGGATGTAGTCCTTGCCGTACCGCTTCTCGAGTTCGGTGTTGATGCCGTCGAGCAGCGGCTGGATCAGTGACGTGAAGAGAGCACCGAGGCCGACGAGCTTGCCCAGCGCACCCATACCCTCACCGCGGGAGAGCGAGCTCCACTTGCGCTTGAGGTAGCCGAAGATGTCGGACATCGACTTGTGCAACCACTGCGCCGTCGAGATGCCCAGGTCCTTCACGTTCTCACCAACCCAGCGCAGGCTCTTGTCGACCTTGAGGATCGCATTGATCGCCTTCGGATTAGACCCTGCCTTGCTCAGAGCCCAGCTGACGCCAGACCCGTAGAGCTCCGAAGGCTTCAGCTTCGATGCGCTGTTCTGGAGGCTGCGACCGAACATGGCAGCGGCCTTCATCATCGACCGGCTGAGGCTCGCGCCACCCTTCTCGTCGCGACCGAGAGCCAGGAACTTGGAGAACTTCGACTGGTACAGGTCGTCGTAGCCCGTTGGCTTCGCGTCCGGGTGACGGGCCTTGTGAGCCGCAAGCTGGCGATCGTTGCGCTGGGCCATGAGATCCATCGCGTCGATCTCGCGCTTGTAGTCCTTCAGCATCTCGTCGACGTTGCCGTGCTTGTCGGCGGCTGCGAGCTTCGACCCGTCGGGATCGTTGACCTTCGTCTTCAGCTTCTGGTACAGCTGCCACAGGCCGAGGAGCGCCGCCTTCAGCTTCGACGTGTCCTTGCCGCTGAGCGTCTGGAGACTCTTGCGCTTCTTGTCCAGCATGGTCCGGAAGTCAGTGAGCGCCTTGTCGAAGTCGGAGACCTCCTTCTCCTTCTTTTTCTTCTTCTCCTTTTCCTTCTTCGCCTTGGGCAACTCGACCTTCTCGGTCTTGAGATCGTCCTCGCGCTCCTTGAGCTCCTGTTCCTTCTCGGCGGCCTCTTCGGCAGCGACCTCGGCTTCAGCCTGCAGCAGCTTCTCCTTACGCGCCTGCAGCTGTGCCTCGCGGTCCAGCTCGGTCTTCAGGTTCTTGATCTGCTTCTTGGTCAGCCGCTGCTCTTGCTTCGACTGCTGTTCGGCCAGACCCTTCACCTGCGAGATCAGGTGCTTGAGGTCAGGGCCTTGCGGGTTGGACTCGACCTCGTCGTACAGGTCCTGCGCTTTCTTCAGGCGATCAGTCGCCTGGTTCGCAGCAACCGACCGCTTCTGTCCGGGTCGCGCCGCTGTCGACGGACCCTTGACTTTCTTGGCCATCTCAACCTCCGATGTAGAGCTCCCCGTTCTTCGCCGCCTCAGCCTTTTTCTTCCACACGTCTTTGACGAAGCCTGTGTAGTAGAAGAGGTCGGACGATAGCATGTCCTCAGCGTTGAGGTGCAGCTCCTGAGCGATGCTGCGCTTCATCCACTGAAGCTCCGAGCTAGAAACGCGGGGCAGAAAAGGTACGTGCGTCGATCGTCAGCTTGGTAAGCTCGACGTGTCCGCACTCCTTGCACTTGACTTCGACCAGTTCATCCACGCCGAACTCGTCGACGAGGTCCGAGAATTGCAGCACCAGCAGGCACTGCTCGTTGGTCAGGTACTCCTCGACCACCTGGATCTTCGACTGCAGCGTCCAGCGAGTCGGATCACCTGCCTTCTCCGCGGTGAGCGGAAACGGCGTGTCCAGGTCCAGCATCGATGCGATGCGCGCCAGGTACTGGAACTCCTCGTCGATGAACCGCGGATCGTCCAGGAACTCGATGCTGTCCATCATGGTCTCGGGCCGGAGATCGACACGCTTGGTCTCTCCGTTGCCGAGCGTGACCATGATGTGGTAGACCTCGGGGTCCGGGATCTTGTGCAGGTAGTTGGTCACGAGCTTCGACACGTCGTGCACCGACTCCGACTTCAGCGTCTCCTTCTGGAGCTTGCCGTCGATGACCAGCGCGTGGTGCTTCGGATTCTGACAGTGCGTGACGACACGCATCGTCTGCTTCTCGAAGCTGTGAGCCCGCAGCCAGTACAGGATCGCGTTGAAGTCGTTGACCGAGAGGCCGAAGCCGATGTTCTTGTGGCCCTGCGGCGTCATCAGCACCGACGACACGACCTCGCAGACCAGCTGCATCGAGTCGACTTCGTTGGCCTTCGCCAACTTCGCCAGGTGCGTGACCCGGAACGGCTTGATGTACAGGTCCTTGAACGGGTAGTACACGAACTTCGACGGCAGGTCGATCGACGTGTAGTTCGGGTCCGAGATCGGAGTGATCGGCGGGTGCTCGTTGTCGATCATGAAAGGCTGGATACCCGAGTCCACGATCTTGCGCGCCTGCTGCACCAGCGCCTGCGTTTGTTGACGCACGGCTTCGGGTGCTTGCATGACCGTCGGCGGCGCCGCCATTTCCGGGATCACGGGCTTGCGACGCTCGGGCCTGACGGACTCGAGTTTCGGCCTCGCCATCGAGTCGACCGGGTTGTGGATGCCCTGCTTCAGCTTTGCATCGATGACATCCGCGTTCATCGACGCAGGGAACTCGAAGCCAGGTGTCGGTTGCGGTGCGGTGAAGTCTGTCATGGTTAGAAGTTCGTGATGATGTCGTTGAGCTGGGAATTCAGGGCGCCAGTCAGGGCCGAAGTTGCGTATCCGGTCGCAGTACTGGTCAGGGTATCCAGCAGACCCCGGTCGTTATTTACAGTGATGTCGACATCCTCGACGACGAAAGTTACCGTCTGGACAAGTGGTGTGGCCTCACCGCTCGTCAGCTCGGTAGCGGTCGGCTCCGACGGCCAGCAGTTGATGAGCTTGACGTTCAGCAGCACCTTCTTGTCGACCGAGAGGACGACGATGACGATGTCCTTTTTGTAGTCGGCCGGATAGCCCCAGTTGCCCTGATTCTGGACCGACTTCGGATTCGTGTTGGCGAGGACGAGACCCTGCCAGGCCTTGAGGTACTGGTGCGCCTTCGAGCTCGAGTCCATGAAGAGGCCCAGGCTCAGCGTCCCAACTTCGTAGCCTTGAGCATAGTGCACGCTGTGGCCATTGCGCTTGATCGTGTCGAGGCCGAACTGGCGCATCGGGAGATTGGCCGTCTGCACGTAGTACCAGGGCAGACCGACCAGCGGGGCACCCACGTTCGTGCCAGAGACGACACCGGCGTTGAGAGCGCTCGTGTTCGAGATGTCAGGCATGACGGCGTACCAGCACCACGACTGCACGGCATCGCCGCGTGCGTTGATGCCAGCGAAGTCATCACCTAGGCTTGTGCCGCCGAAGGAACCGAGGCTGCCGGACAGTGTCTGAACCGATCCGATGGCGCCTGCGACACCGCCTTCGACGTTGCCTTGTGCAACTTGGTTGGCGAGCGTCAGCCCTGTACCTTTCAGGGAGGACGCTACACCGAGGTAATCGTTGATGGAGGGCATTGTTTGCTCTGCGAAGTTGAGAGCGAGAATGGCTGAAGTGTGAATCACAGACGACAGCCAATCGCCAGGATATGAGGCTGTGGAGGCCGTCCTTAAAACAGGAGCAGCCTTAGGACCACAGATAGATGACCAGGGGATCAGTCACACCGTTGCCCCGCGGGTGGGCACGGTTGAGGTACAGCTCGGTGAAGTTCGTGCAGTCGCGCCCTTGCGGCTTCAGGTAGTAGCCAGGTCGCTCCGAACCATCGAGGGTCGGCGCACCGTTCGGTGGCGACAGGTCACGCTCGACGACTTCCATGTTGGGGTCGACGGGGAGGAACTCGGAGCCCACCTTGTAGTTGATGATGAGCTCCGGTGCGTCGGACGTGCGGCTGACCCCGATACGCTTCAGCATCTCGGGGTCCATCTTGCCGGCCGGGTCGTTGACCCACACGTTGCCGAAGGTACCTTGCAGGATCATGAGATCCCGCAGCACCTGCACCTCCACGTCGCCATTCATCTGGTCGTACTGAATGCCGACGGAGTGGATGGTCATTTCGACTCCCGCTTCACGCCCTTGGCCAACTGCTCGGCAGTCGGCAGGTCGATGGTGATGACACGCGTCTGGTCTTGCGGAAACACGAGCCGGATGTGCTTGCCATTCGAGCTCGGGCGGACGCCGAAGCGCGTGCCCTGCTTGATGGTGATCGGCTTGCCACGGAAGTCGACCGTCACCGGCTTTGCACCTTGGTAGGTGAAGAACTCGTATGCGGACTCCGGTTTGATCCGGGCATCCAGGAGGTAGGCGAACATGTCAGTGGTTCCCGATCTGAGACTTGCGGAGCCGCAGGTCGGAGTTTTCCTCCTTCGTGCGGTTGATCTGCTTCTCGGTCGTGTTGCGTTGGAATTGGTTCTCGGACTGCCGGTTCTCGCGGCTCGGCATCGAGTGCTTCAGGTGCTCGACCTTCTGCTTGTTGTTCTCGATCCGCTTGTCGATGTTCTCCTTCGCCTTCTTGTCGGCGTCGGCTGCTGCATCGTCAGCCTGCAGGCGAGACTTCGCATTGAGCTTCATGTGGACTCCAGGTTGAAGGAGGGCGGGCCCAATCAAGGGCCCGCGGTTGCCATAAAATTGGCGCTCAGAGGCCGGTGCCGGGGAGACCACGCAGCATACCGATGCCGCGCTTCTGGTTCTCGGCCGCGAGCTTGCGACGGTAGTGCGGGCTCGCTTCGACCTGTGCGGCCAGCCGTGCGATGCGGGCATTCATGTCGCGCGCCTTCATGCGCGGCTGTGCTGCCGACGGGATGTGCTTCTTCTTCCCGGTCACGGTCTCGGTGAATTCCTCATGCGTGAACTCGCGATTCAGGATGCCCTTCGTCCAGTTGCCGAGGCCGGTCTTCGCAGACGTAGACGTCAGCACCTTCGATCGGAGAGCCGATGCCAGCTGAGTCGCGTCGGCCTTCTGACCTTGCGTCGGCGCCAGGCTGTCGCTGGAGCCACCACCGTCACCGAACTCGTCGTTGCCCGAGCCGTCGCCGCTCATGTCATCGCCGCCTTCGCCGTTGTTCGCGACGTTGTCAGGCAGCTTCATGTACTTCGAGATTTCCTTGCGGATCTCTTCGTTCTCGCGCGCGTCACGGATTAGCGTGTCCTTGTCGACGCCGGCGGCTGCGAGCCACATCTTCAGCGGCACCGGCACGCCGTGCTGCTCGACCTTCTCGAGCATGTCCATCATGTTCTCTTCCGACTTCGCGGTCAGGTCCTTGTGCCAGTGCAGGACAGGGATCTTCAGGTTCTGCCGGTTCGACGCGTTGAACATGAAGTCGACCAGGCTGTCGGTCTTCTTCCGCTTCGCCGGGTCACGGAACATCTCGTTCGAGATCGCGATGAGCGGGAACAGCTTCTTGTAGAAGATGGAGTTGGTCAGGTGCGTGCGATACGCGTTGGTCGACTCCAGGAACGTCGAGTACGCCGACTCGGCCGCCGCATACGATGCGTCACCGCTGAGCAGCGCCTCGCTGATGCCGAGACCACGGTACTTGTAGTTGTTCATGACGTCGACCATGTCGGTCCACTTCCAGAAGTCGCCACCGGGGCGAAGGTCCTGGACTTGCACCGCATTGCGGGTCGACAGCCAGCCACCGAGCGGGTCCTTCTCGGCGTCCATGAACTGCTGGACTAGGGCTTGCAGCTCCTGACCAGTCGGAGTCCAGATGTCGTCGCCGGCCGTGATGTGGCTCATGGCGCGTTGGCGGCGCTGCGCTTCGATCAGCGTGCCGCGGAACATCGTCTTCTCGATCAGGTACATCGGCAGGATGCGATGCAGGTACGACTGGTACGCGCGATCCGTGAGACCGCGGCGGCCCAGCCACAGCGTCGTGATCGGGTCGAGGACGAACGAGCCCTCGCGCAGCAGATTCACGAACGCCTTCGGCATGGTTCGGATGTAGGCCTTGGCGTAGTCCGTGGCGCTGTCGAGGAAGCGCAGCGTCGGACCGCTGACGCTGACGCGAACAGTCGGGTCGACGTTGTTGAGCGGGCTCGGGCTCACGCCGCACTGCAGCGCGTCGTGGATCAGGATGTCCATGAAGTTCTTCGCACCCGCGTCGTAGATGAGCGAGCCGCAGAAGAAGCCGTCGGTCAGGTACGCGACGCTGAGCTGCGGCATCAGCTCTTGCAGGTTCAGGCGAGCCAGCGCCGAATCGAACACGTCCTTCTCGTGGTCTTCGAGACCCAGCAGCTCCCAGTCACTGAACGGGAACACGCTCTGGATGTCGATGGCCGAACCTGCGACGTTGTCGTGCAGGTACATGTCGCGGTAGAAGTACTGCAGCGCCGTCGAGTCCGGGATGTCCGGGGTCGCAGGCAGCAGACCGGAGAACAGGTAGTTGTACTGCGAGGCCGCGTAGAACTGCGTGCTCACGTTCGAGGTGCCGAACGTGCCGCTGGAGCCGCCGATCGAGGCCTGCACTTGATTCTGCGCCGGGATGTCTGCGGTGGTCTTGATCTCGCCCTTGGAGGTCACGGCGGTCACACGATTCTTGGGGAACATGGGTCTTCCTATGCTGTCAGAGGTATAGGCTGCGTGGAGTATCGAAGCGATCTTCGACACGATCCGAGCGGAAGGCATCGATCAAAGCGACAAACTCTTCGCGCAGCCTCACACGGAGCAGCGCTTGTTTGCGGTGGTGACGTTCACGTCGCGCCTCCAGAACAGAGGGCGTCGGACGGTGGTGGCGTGTGAACATGAAGCACCTCGTGAGAGGTTTACTTGCTCTTCGCCGCGTTCGTATCCGCAGACCGGAACGCGGCACGGATGTAGAGACTTCTTGCGGTCTCCGGTTCAACTTCAAAGGGCTTGGCGCCCTTCACCTTCAGGATTCGAGTACCGTCATCGGTCATGATGAAGACGCCCCAGCCTGGGAGGACCTTCTCTTTAACCTTTGCGTAAACGGCCTGCGGCATCGCCACGTAACTTTGGTTGCAGTACTCCTCGTACTGGTCCATCTTCTTGTCGGCCCGGAAGTCAGCGACCGACGACTTGACTTCGACGATGACGAGGTAGCCGTTCATCGCCAGAGCAAGGACATCGGCCCGGAGTCTGCCACCAGGGACCAGGCCGATCTCGAAGAAGCACATCCGCATCTTGCCCACGTAGTACTTCGCAACCGCGTGCTTGATGCTGTCGGCGATGCTCGTGTTGCGCTTTGGTAGCGCCGCCGCGAGCGCGCCGTAGCTCATGGCCTTTGTTCTTCTGCGTCTGCCCACTTGAGCCTCACTGCTGCAGGACCGAGATCGTGTCGCGCTTCACGTCGTCGTACTTGCGCTGGATGAACTCGGAGATGCGGACCATCGAGGCCTTCTTCTCCTGCTCGATGTGCTTTGCGACCTCGACCGAAGTCACGGCCTTGACCGAGTTGTTCAGCATCTGGTCTTCCTTCATCAGCGTCACCGCGATGTCGAGGAACACCGGCCGCAGAATCTTCTCGATCAGCGCGTCGCCCAGTGCTCCCTTGTCCCGGCTGGACTGCATGTCGATCACGAGTTCACGGATCGACGTGATGAGGGAGTTGTACTGGTAGACGCCGCGCGCACCCTTGGTCTTGCGGATCGCGTGTTCCGCATACGGCAGCATGTCGAGCGTGGCCTGTGCGAGGCGCTTCAGCAACAGGGCTTGCGCGCTCTCGTTCGCATCCGACTCGAGCAGCTGGTTGATCTGCTCGGCACTGTCGCCCAGGATCGACTTCAGCTTGTTCGGGTTGAGCTTCGAGATGCGCTTGGTCGCAGGCTTCTCCAGTCGCGCCGGCAGGTTGTCCTTCTTCAGCTTCGGAATCACGAGCGCGTGGCTGGGCTTCTTCTTTTTCTTCTTCGCGCGCTCGTGTTCCAGCTCTTCGACCGCGGGGTTCCGCTTCGAGGCGGTGCCGCCGATGACGAGAGACCGCGCGCGACGCTTGACGGGAATGTCGTCGTTGGCGTGCTTCACGGTCTTGCGTTGCGGCACCTTGGTGAGGCCGTCACCCGACTTGAGCTTGGCCTTCTTTTTCAGGAGCGTTGCTGTTGAAGTAGTCATGATCGTCCGGGATGGGAATGGAGATGCGGCAGGCGCTGCACGCGTAACTCGGGGCCTCGTCGCCGTCAGCGCCGGTGGCCGACACGAGGGCAATGGTCATGGGCTTCTTGCACTCGGGGCAGTTGCCAGCCCCGGCCACCTCGGCGCTCATGTCCAGCTTCGATTCGATCTTGGTGCCCGAAGCCTTCAGGTCGTGCTTGGCTTCGCCGCCCTTGCCTTCCTTCTGCGCTTCGGCCTCGAACTTCTTGGCCAGTTCTTCGAGGTCGCCGTGCTCGAGCATGTCCATCATCTCCTTGATGACGTTCTGCATCGCGCGATCTTCTTCCGGGTCCGAGCTGAGGACCTTGATCGACGCATGAGCTGCGGCACCGGCTGCACCCTTGATCGCGGCCTTCAGCATTGCTTCCTGCGCCATGTGGGTGCCGAAGTGCTGGAGGAATGCGACGATGCCGTGAGCGGCACCACCGGTCAGAGCCAGGCTCACGGTCACGGCTGCGATATCGGCGGCGACCGCACCCATCGCGTGCTTGTCGGCATGATCGAGCGGCTGACGGGTCGCCAGCTTCTTCATCGCGACGCCAGCGACCTTCCACTCCTTCGCGTCCTTCTTCAGGTGCGAGATGATGTGGCCGGTCTTCTTTCGCAGGAAGCCGACGGCGCCCTTGCGCTCCGGGCTGTTCGGCTGCATGTGCGGATCGTCGTGCAGCGACTTGAGCACCGAAGCCTTGTCCGGTGTGCCGACCTTCTCGTGTTCAGCGCTGGCAGGCGGCTGTTGGCTCGGAGCCTTCGGCTTCTGCGCAGGTGCATGGCCCTTGTGGCCGGGACCGTGCTTCTTCGGCTGGGGCTTCGGAGCCGGCTGCTCCTTGGCAGGACCCGCAGGTTTGACCTCGTTGTCGGTCTTCGGAGCCGGGCTCTCACCCGTTTCCTTGCGGTGCATGTCCGCGTACTTGGAGTTCGGGTGCTCGGCCACGTACTCCTTCTTCGACTCCGGGCTCATCTCGACCCACCAGCGCGCGACGTCACCGTCGGCTTCGATCTTGGTGCCCGGCTGCTCGATCAGCGTGTCGCCACGAGCCACGATCTTGGTCTTCGTCGGCTCGACCTTCGAGACCAGACGCGCGGCCGGCTTCGGCACCAGGTTGTGTGCGTCGAGTTGGAACGCGGTGAGGCTTGTCGGCGCCTTGCCGTTGGCCCATGCCTTCGGGACTTTCATGGTGACTCCTTGATGTCAGGTGCCGCGCCTCTTGCGCAGCGGAATACGGGAGCTCGCCTCGACTTGAGACACCCAGTCCTCGAAGTCGAAGTCGATCACGATGTTGAGACCTTGCTCGAGGCCGTAGATGCCGATGAGGCTGGCGTCGAGTTGATGCGGCTCGACCTTGATGCGCTTGTAGACAGCGCGCAGATCGAACTCGCCCTCGTCATTCGCGTAGTCCACGTGGCCGCGATACTCGTCGGCGAAGCGACGCTGCATCGAGTTCTTCCACACGGACGCGATGGTCAGCTTGATCGGGACGTTCGGGTACTGACCGGCGATGAGGCCGAGCATGGCCGAGACCTGTTCGATCAGCGGGCCCATGCTGGAGCCGCCGCGGGTCTGAAACCGCTCAGCGACTACGCCACCGGGCTGATACTTCATCCACGCCGCGACCTCGATCAGGAAGTTCTTCCGAGTTCGAGCGAAGGCGACCAGGTCGTTGACCGGCCGCATCATCACCGAGTTCAGGTAGCACCGGGGCTGTCCGTTCTCGAGTCCGACGAGTGCGATTCCGAAATTGCGCGACCCTGGGTCCATCGCCAGGACCAGCTTCTCGGGATCACCGCCGAGGTGTTTCGGCAGCGTGTATGGTGTGTTGGGTTTGGGCGGCTTCTTGCTCTTGCGTGCCATGGTGGTGCTGCCTCAGTCTCTGTGTTGGCATAAAATTGAGGCAGCACCGGTCAGGCGTCAGCGATAATGCACTGCCGAGCGACCCAGGAATGCCGGCATGGGCATCGCCTTTGCTTCCTTCACGTAGCTGTTGTTGGCCTCGACCAGTCGCTCCATAACGGCGGGCAAATGGATCAGGGTCGTCAGCACCGTAGCACGGAAGATGTCGTCGGTGAAGCCAGGGCCTTTGGTCGGGCACTTGTTGAACCCGCCGTCGGCCACGGTCAGCATCTGCAGCAGCAGGTGCTTGGTCGGCTGCTCCCGCAGCGTCTTGAACTCGATGTACTCGGTGCACACGTGCTTGTAGTCCGCTTCCGACAGGAAGGGAAGCTCGTAGCTGCCGTTCTCAAGCATCGACACCAGCGACTCGAAGTCCTTCGGGCGCGGGCTGTACTGCTTGGTCAGACACCGATCCTTCTCCTTGCCGTTGATGAGCGCCTTGCCCATGTCGGCACGCGCACGGCTCAGGATGTCGAGCGACTGCCACTGGTCAGCGATCAACGCCACCGCGTTCAGGTCCTTCATGACCGGCAGGATCACGTTGGTGTAGACGAGGTTGAAGTCGACCTTGCGACCGTCGTGTGCCATGACTTCGAGGATCGTTGAGATCACGGTCTTCTGCCGCACGAAGTCGAAGTGCGCACCCACCAGCGTGAAGCTGTTGTTCGAGTGGCCGGCATCGAGGCACACCACCGACGGGAATCGGGGCGTGTAGACCTGCTGCAGCTTGCCGTAGACAAGACCCGGCTGGTCGTAGTGGTGGCGCAGGATGTGCGTGTTCTTGCCGGCGAACAGCTTGTGCGGCACCTGCTCCGGCTTGATGTACGTCTGGTGGACTCGCGGCGGGTTGGCACCGAAGTCACGTTCTGCCTTCTCAGCATTGCGTGCGTATGCCAGCGCGATGATCGGCGTGTCACGCTCGATGCTGGGGTTGACGTGCCACGTCGGCAGGTTGACGCCCAGGATGTACTTCTTGCCTTCCTCGGTCCGAGAGTCGGCGAGCAGACGCATGACCTTGTCACGGATCGAGATCGGGCTGGAGACGCCGAGCATCAACGCCGGCGGGCAATTCAGGCCTTCCGACAGCAGGCGGTTCTGAATCGCCTGCACGGTCACCAGCGAGTTGGTCAGCGACTTGTGGGCTTCGTCGCTGTTCGCGCGATCCGACTTCTCATCTTCCTCGTCGTTGCCGGTCGGCAGCGGGAACAGACCCAACTCGTCAACCAGCGCCATGACACGCGTGTCACCGCGAAGGGTCTGCGACTTCGGATTCGTTGGGTACATCTTCAGCCCACGATGGAAGTACTTGATGAACTCGTCCTTCTTCCGGTACAGCTCCATGCCGTACTTATTGCCGTAGTAGTCCAGCATCTCGTGGTACTGGTCGAACCACGCGCTCTCGTTGATGATGTTGCGGTACGGCGTCCACAGCAGCGCGAAAGCCTTGTCGTAGGTCAAGCTCACGAACGTAGTCGTCAGCTCGGTCGACTTCTGCATCGACGTGGTCAAGTCGGCGAGTCGAGGGAACTTCAGCATCCGATGCGTGTGATAGCTGGCGTACGATGCAGCACTGGACGACTTGCCCGAGCGCTGACCCAGCACGTTCACGAGTTCGGTGAAGTTGTGCAGCCCGTGGTCGGTGATGAGCTCCCACTTCTTGCGCTTGCACTTCGGGCACTTGCCGTGATGCAGGATCTCGATGCCTTCCTTGATGTCGAAGCTGGGCTTCTGCTTCGGCACGTTGGCAACGAACCACTCGAGGTTCAACCACTTCTTGTTCGAGCAGCACGGGCACACCTCTGCGAACAGCATGAGGCCGATCCACATCTGCACGATCCACGGCGGGTGCGCATCCTTGCCGATGATGTTGAAGCAGTAGTCGTAGTACGAGCCGGCAGACGCGAGGTCGCGGTCGTCGATCTTCAGATCGCGCAGCAGGCCCGTGTCCGGGTCCTTCGACTCGGCCATCAGCTTGACGATGTCGAAGTCGTCATCGTAGTGCTTCTTCGGCACCAGGATAGTCGAGTCTTCCGAAGCGGGTTCGTGCTCCGGAACGTAACCCCCGGGCATGAGCCCGGGGAACATGGCTGCGACCTTACGGTCGAGGTTTTCGTTGTGAGACATTGGTTGCCACCTTCTTGAGTTGCCGTCCATGCTCGGTCTGCGATTCGACGAGCTGCTTCATCATCGCTTGCAGCTTCTGGAAGTCCGAGTCAGGATTGTGCTGCTGTGGTCCGAGCAGCGACGAGATGTACTCGTCCGGCAAATCAAAATAGGACTTGACGAACAGGGCAACCTTGATGGTTGCGGCGCGATTGACCATGTTGTCGAAGCGCGAGAACAAGGCCTGGTCGACCTCGGTCTTGAACATGCGCTCGGCAACTTCCTTGGCCTGCAATGCGCCGCCCGACGACGCCATGGTCAGCGGCGACAATTCCTTGAGGAAGAACTCGCGTACCTGCTCGATTCGGGTCTTGAGGTCGAGTGGGATCTCCTTCGTGAAGGACCTGAGGCGAGCGACGACCGCGGAGTCGATGTGCTCGAGCTCCTTCGGCTTGAACTGCGCCTTGCGGCGGTTCGTTTCTTCGGTCAGTGTCTCCAGCCGGAACCAGAAGCGACTCTGACGTGTCCCGAAGCGGCTGACCTTCGGCTTCTCAGCCTTGGGTGCCGCGGGGTCAGAGTACGCGACCGTGAGGAGCCCTCGGGTGAGGGCGTCCTCATGATCCAGCTGGGCCTGACTGGCACCAACTAGAGTCTCGATCATGTCAGTCCTCGCTGTCCTCGTTGTCTTCGTCCTCGCCGCCGCTGGCCTTGCCGTTCATGGCCTCGACATACTTGTCCTCGGCAACGCCGCTCTTGATCTGCTTGAAGCAGAGGGAGCGCAGGTTCATCGGCTTGTAGCCAGCCTTCTTCGACATGGCGACCATCTCTTCCTTGGAGCCGAGAATCCACAGCTTCAGGTCCTGCCACGTGATGGGCTTGGAAACGCCCTGGTCGCCGAAGTTCAGCTTGAAGGCCTTGCGGCTGCCGCTGATCTGGCCGGTCTCCTTCAGGAACAGCAGCGTGTCGAAGACCGGGTCGATGCCACGAGCTTCGCCGGCGCCGTCCTCGACCCAAATGCGGATGAAGGTCTCGCGCTCCGGAGTCCAGAGCTTGTTCTTCACCGTCTTCAGGTGGACCAGGCGGTACTTGTCCTGCGTGCCCTTGTGCTCGACCGAGGCTTCGACTTCCTTGAACTTCTTGTTCGTGACCATGCCGGCCTTGAACGGGTGCGCGGAGTCGGACCTGGAGGTCTGGCGGATGCGGACATCGGAGAACTGCTTCAGGGCTTCACCGCCCTTCTCGGTTTCCTTCGGGCCGTACATCTGGCCGGGGTTCTGGCGCAGGTGGTTCAGACCCCACACCATGACCATCTTCTCGGCCATGCGACCCTTGATGCGCTCGAGCTGCTTCGAGAACGCCGAGGCCTTGACCGAGAACTGGTTGCCGATCTCTTCCTCGTCCTTGATCTTCGGCTGCATCGCCGTGTACGAGTCGACGAAGACGATGCCCTGCATCTTGCCGTCGTCGGCCTTGACCCACAGGCCGTTGCCGTACTTGCGGGTCATGCCCTGGTCGATGTTGTCGCCGAGCTTGGCACGCATGCCCTTCTTCTTGTTGTCCTCGAAGATGAGCCACCACTCGTTCTCGACGAAGCGCTTGTCCGGCAGGTCGCGAAGGATCTCCGACATCCAGTCGTAGAACTTCTCCAGGATGGTCTCGGAGCGGTACCGGACGCGCGGCGGCGTGATCCACTTGCCGGTCTTCTTGTCCTTCTTCCCGAAGAGCTGGTCGACCGACATGTTGATGCCGCAGGTCTTGAGGATCGATGCCACGTAAGGCTTCGAGTTCTTGGTCGAGCCCTCATAGTCGATGAAGGCGATGACCGGGATCTGCTCCTTGATCGAGTTCGCCATGGCGACCAGCGCCAGGGTCGTCTTCGCGCACTGCTCGTTGCCCGCGCCGGTCAGCATACACGGACGCGCGCCGCCGCCCAGCAGCATGTCGACCGTCAGCAGGCCCGTGCTCATGGGCGGGCTTGCCTCCAGGGACGAGGACTCGAAGCCTTGTCGCTTCGCGATCACGTCCATGGTCTCGCTGTACATGGAGATGAGGTCGAGGCCGACCACACCCTTCTTCTTGCGCTGCGGCGGCTCGTCGGCCTCGACCTGCGCCTTCTTGACCGGCTTCGCTTTCGCCTTGGCGATCGCCTTCGTGGCTTCTTCCTTCGCGGCAGCACGCGCCTTCGGGCTCGGCTTCTTGACCGCAGGCTTCGCAGCCGCCTTTTTCACTGGCTTCGTGGGAGTCTTGGTAGCCATTGCTATCCTTGAGAGTCTGAAATGGAAAGGGCCCGCTGGACCAGAATCCAGCGGGCCCTTGGCGCTCACGGGTGACGGTTACTCGTCGTCGAAGTCGTCTTCGTCTTCGTCGTCGGCGGGCTTCTTCTTGCCCTTGGCCGCCGTCTTCTTCGCCGGTGCCTTCTTCGCAGCAGGCTTCTTCGACTTGGGCTTCTCGTCCTCGTCGTCATCGTCGTCCGAATCCGAGTCGTCGTCTTCGTCTTCATCGTCGAAGTCGTCGTCGTCGTCTTCGTCCTTGGCCTTCTTCTTGGCCGGCGCCTTCTTCGCCGCCGGCTTGGCCTTGGCACCCTTCTTCGACTTGGGCTTCTCGTCCTCGTCGTCATCGAAGTCGTCCGAGTCCTCGTCGTCGTCCGAATCGGAGTCCTCGTCGTCTTCATCGAGGTCGTCTTCGTCTTCGTCCTCGTCGTCCGACTTCTTCTTGGCCTTGCCCTTGGCCGGCGGCGCCTTCTTCGACTTCGACTTGGGCTTCTCGTCCTCGTCCTCGTCCTCGTCCTCGTCGTCATCGCCGTCGTCGTCTTCATCATCGAAGTCGTCGTCCTCGTCGTCGTCCGACTTGGACTTCTTCTTGGCCGGCGCCTTCTTCGACTTCGACTTGGGCTTCTCGTCCTCGTCGTCCTCGTCGAGGTCATCGTCCTCGTCGTCGTCCGAGTCGTCTTCATCGTCGTCGTCGGTCTTCTTCGACTTGGACTTCGCGGCCGCTGCCTTCTTCGACTTCGACTTGGGCTTCTCGTCCTCGTCGTCCTCGTCATCATCCGAGTCGTCGGCGTCTTCGTCCTCGTCGTCGTCCTTGGCCTTCGCCTTCTTCGACTTGATCTTGGTCTTGATGCCGTTGCGCTTGGCCCAGGACTCGTAGTCGCGCAGGACTTCGTCCTCGCTCGACGTCACCGAGCACTTCTCGGCCGCGCCTTCCAGGTCCCACGTCAGGTAGGCCAGCTCTTCCTCGGTCAGCTTCGTGCGCTTGTCGCCCATCGAGAGGCTGTACTGCTCGGACGGCGACACGTCGGGGTCGTGCTGGATGCGGAGATCGCGGCCGAACTTCGGGTCATCGAGCGGGAACGCTTTCGAGGCGCCGGAGCTCGACTCGACGATGTTGAGGCCCTTGAGTTTCTTGATCTTCTCGGCCAGCGAACGGCTGACACGGAGCACACGCACCGGCGTCCAGCTGTCGCTCTCCTTCTCCTTGAAGCCCGACTTGGCTTCCTTCTTCGTGTGCTTCGGCAGCGACGCCGGCTCGGCCTTCTGCAGCGCGCGGATGATGGCGTTGATCCAGTAGTACTGCGAGTACTGGACGTGCATCTTGTCGCGCCACTTGGCCTTGTCCACGCCATCGGCTTCGAGCTTGGCCTGCTCGGCCGACTGGAGATCGCGCCACGGGTCGAACTTCGTGGAGTCGCGCTCCTGCGTCGCCGGATCGTAGCTCGGGCACACCGTGTAGAACGCCGTCTTCTTCCCGTCCTTCGACGTGGTCTTGACCCAGTAGCCCGCGGTCGAGACGATGCCCTTCAGCAGACGAACCGGCGCCCACTTCTTCGGCGGGAACTTGAAGACCTCCACGAGGTCGGCCATGCCGGGAACGCGGTCGCCACCGCGGCTTGTTTTTGCGTCGTCGAGATCCATGTGTTCTCTCAGTTGGTTGTGGTGAAAAGTTGCAGCTTGCGGAGATCCGCGTTGCTGTAGTGCTCGGGGATGTGGAGCGCAAACCGATACGCTCCCGTTGGATCGAGTCCCTTGGCGGTCGCACAGATGTGCTGCGCCGCCTCGAACTGGGTGTCGGGATCAACCGACTGCGAGTCGATGCCCGATTCGAGCAGCTGATCGTAACTCGTGTTGAGCCCGTCCTTGGCTACCTCCTTCATGATCTCGGACTTCGCCGAGTAGAACCAGTACTTGATGTACTCCGTCAGCACGCCCTGCCGACTGTCGCATCGGTCGATCGCTTTGGCGAGGAAGACCATGTACACCTGGATGATGTCGTCCAGGCTCTTGTCGCAGTTGACGTCCATGTACGTCTTGCGCGCCTGGTTCGACGCCAGACGCGTGTACTTCTGGACGATCAGTTCCTTGAAGTGATAGGCGTGCTGAATCCAGAACTCCACCTGCAGGATCGCAGGGAAGATGTGGGACGAGCCCGTTCGCTCCTCGGCAAGCTGACGAAGTACCAGTCGCTGAGCCCGACGCAACTTCACGTGCGGGCTGTGCAACTTCCGATACGTATTTACAGTCTTGAGGAAGACCGAGACGAGTCCGAAGAGCAGCCCGCGGTTGAGCAGCATCTTGCGCTGGAACTCCCGCTTGCGTCGTCCCTGCGTCGTCACCGCGTTGAACAGAAGTTGCGGCAGCGACGCCTTCTCATTGCGGCTGCACTTCACGTTCGGGTTGTCGAACTGGTAGGCGATGACCTTGGAGAAGTACACGTCGGTCAGGTCCGGGTGGGCGCTGATGATCGGATCGATCGCGTTCTCGATGAAGTAGTCGAGGGTCGTCAGCAGCTGGAACGTCGTGTAGTTCTCGGTCAGCTCTTCCTTGATGCCCTTCAGCGACGCGAACGTAGCGCTGTGGGTGTAGTTGCTCGTCATATCCCGTGCTGCTCCTTCACCAAGGTCCGGAGCGCAAGCAGGTGCTTGCATAGACCGGGCCTGTACTGCGGGTTGGTCTCGTCCGGCGCCTCACCGTTGCCGTAGATGATGTGCGAGGCACCGACCAGGTTGTTGGCGTACTCCCACCGGTACATGTAGTCGGGACACGAGCACGAGACACGGACGTGGAGTCCGCGGTCGAGAAACTTGATCGACGACGTGTACTTGTTCTTGTCCTTGGCGCGCATGATGCGGCGGCCGCCGAGGCTGTACTCGAGGGGCGTGTAGGTGCGCGCCACCGCGGTCGGGATGCCGTCCTTGCCGGTGCCGGTCTTGTAGCCGACGACCTTGACCAGGCGGCTGTTGAGCCGGCGCATCCGTTCGCTGAGACGAACCAGCTTGTCGAGTTTCATCATCGGTCACTCTCCTTCAGTGGAGGATCAAAATGAGGGTCACGTCAGGCATCGCCCTCGCGCTCCTTGCGATCCGCCACGACCTCGCGCCAGATCAGCAGCACGTAGATGACGAGGACGACGATGAGGCCGATCACTTGCCACATGAAGAGGTGCGGCGGCAGCTTGAGGTCAGGGCCGGCGTAGAAGCACAGCCAACCAACGACGAAGAGCATGTAGGCGACGAGTGCGGCCAGCAGGAACCTGCGAGCCGGGTCTTGAGGCAGCTTCATGTCAGTAACCCTCCGCGGTTTGGTAGGCGACGATGCCGAGGCTCCGGTAGAACTCGACCATGACCGGACGATCATCGAAGGCGAGGAACACGTCCTTGGGCCAGATGCCGTTCTGCTGCATGAGCTCGCCCTTGATCTCGACGTCAGGCCGTCGATCATCGGCCGGCCGCATCAGCAGCTCGAAGGTCTTGCCGTGGAAGAGGCGCTCGAGGATCGCGGTCGTGGACTCACGCTCTTCCTCGCCGCGGCCGGTGATGAAGACGTGCCGGAAGTCCTGGAGCTCGAGCAGCAGCGTGTAGACGAGCACGCCTTGCATGATCGGCTTGTCGGTCGGGTGCAGCTCCAGGTAGCGCTTGAAGTCGACCTGCACGTGCTCGTGGCGGAACGTCGAGTCGATGCAGCAGCCGTCGATGTCATAGATGATGGTCTTCATGTCCGATCCTTGTGCTGGGTGAAGAGGGCAGGCACGGCACGTCGCATGCCACGAAGTGCGATGATGCGCTGCAGTTCGTGGACAGCTCGGTAGAAGTCGTCGGTGTCAGATGCCGCGCTGTCGGGCAGCTGGCAGAAGTCGTTCCAGAGACGACCAGTGGCGAGCAGCAGCTCTTCTTCTTCTGGTGTGACCACTGGTTGCGTGAACAGAGGCGTCAGCACATGACCCTTCGGGTACATGGCGGCGGCTTCCATGTCCGCATTCAGAACGTCCCTGTTGCAGCTACCCTCCCGATGGAAGACAACGGCGCCGCCGACGTTCTCGTACAGGTAGCCGAACGGACGCTGCGCGCTCATTCCTCGGACTCCTCGGCCGCTTCTTCCAGGGCCTCGACCTTGCGCAACGTCTTCTCGAGCAGGGTCGTGACGACGGCGGGCAGCTTGCGCTTCGTGAAGTGGAAGCTGAAGGCCTCGGCCCAGGTCTCGCGGTAGTTCGTCGTCGCGTACTCGCTGATGACGGGCGCCAGCTCCTTCTTCATGAGCGTGCGGCGCGGCCACAGGGCTTCGATCTCGGGCTTCTGCTCGGCCTCGAACAGGAAGTCGAGTTCCTTGATACCGACTGCGTGATCCTGCTTGATGGTCCGCATGATCCAGTTCCAGGCGTTGCGGTCCGCCTCGTCGAGCTGGCCCTTGAGGTCGGAAGGACGCTCCTCGCCGTCGATCAGCTGCTTGAGCAGCTTCTTCGAGGCCTCGCGGTCGATGGTCTGCGGCTTGATCGAGGTGTTGAAGAGCTTGATCCAGGCGGCGTTGACCTTGGGATTCCGCAGGTGGTTGTAGTGGAGGTAGTGCGCGTACTCGTGGAGGATCACGTACAGGTAGTCGCTGACCGTCATGGGGACGGCCTCCGGCTTGATCGCCAGGGTGTGCGGCTTCTTGGCCGGCGTGCGACTGTGCTTGTAGTAGCCGGCGTACTTCGTCGGCTTCGCTTCCTTCGGGTTGACCTCCCACACCGTGTTCACGGGTTCGGGGAGCCCTGCCTTGCGCAGGATCTCGGCGGCTTTGTCGAACGCTTTCATCAGCGTCTTGCCGACCTCGGTCTGGATCGCGTAGAAGAAGTGGATGGCGCCGAAGAAGTCGTGGGTGATCTTCCGGCCCGTGTAGATGTGGCTCGTGTCGAACTTCAGGATCGTGCCGCCGTAGGGCTTCGGCCCCAGGTTCAGGACGATGTCCTTGTTTACGACCTCGAAGCCCTTGCGGAGCTGCTTGATGTGGCGGTTCTTCTCGACCGTGCCGACGACATAGCCCTTGGCCAGTTCATCGACCTTGCCAAAAACCAGGACATGCGACTCCGCGGTCCTGATTTTGCCGATTACGTAGTCTCCTTCAGAGACGGTCACAGATGCCTGATTTTTCACGTTTTCACCTCGAATTTTGGCCCGGAAAAGGCAGAAGGGGCCCCGAGTGGGGCCCCTTCGGTTCAGGAACAAATCGTTGTCGTTCTAGTCGTAGGTTCGCAGTTGCCAGTTGATCGGATCAGCTCACGCGTTCACGATGTTGAGACCCGGCATCTGCGGCGCCGCAGGCGTCTCGGTCGGGATCGCAGCCAGGTTGATCGTCGGCTCGGCGGCCGGCGGCGTCGGCTTCTGGCCCACGATGGTCGCGTCGCTGATGAACGAGCTGTGAGCCGGCGCCGCCTTGGCCACCGCCTGCTCGTCGGCCGTCTCGGCTTCGACTTCCGGCGCCTGGTACAGGCCGCTCGGGGTCTCCATCGGATCGGCGGCCACCGGTGCGGCAGCGGGCTGCGGCTTCTGCTGCACGACCTGCTGTTCACGGAAGTCGCCGCGGCTCGTCAGCTGGACCAGACCGTAGGACTGCGACGGGAACTTGCCCATCGGCGCCACGACTTCGAGCCAGACCTGGAAGAAGCCGTCGATGTCCACCGTCGTCGGCGCGACAGCGCTGTTGATCGTGAACTTGGTGATCGGACCTTCGAGGCCGAACGCCTTGTTGAGCATGTCGAGGTCGAGTTCCGGGCTCAGGGCGAAGCGCATCGTGTGCAGCGTGTCGCCGGTGCCGTTCGGCGCCACGGACTCGGAGTAGGAGACGAAGCGGCTCGTCAGCAGGTGCACCAGCGCGGCGTTCAGGCCGTCCTGCAGCTGCAGCACCGGCGACGTGTTGTTCATCTGCGCCTGCTGCTGCGCCTGCACGGCCAGGAGGTTGCCGGTGGTCTCGAAGTTCTCGGCGACCGGCTCGGTTTCCAGGCTCACGTCGGCATCGCCTTCGGACGACTCGGGCAGCTGGATCGAGTCCAGGTCGATCTCGTCGTCGCCTTCTTCGTCCTCGTCGTCGAAGCCCTCGACGATGTGCCGGAGGATCACCTCGGCTTCGGGGTTCATCGTCGAGAAGTTGCGCTTGGCCACGAACTGCTCGGGCTTCATCGACAGGACGGCGCCCTCGTCGTTGAGGAAGACCACCTGCTGCGGGCACTTGGCCAGCGTCTCGGGCGGCAGGCCCTGGTTCGTGATGAACAGGACCGTGACGTCCTTGTTGCCGTTCTTGGTCTCGCGGGTCCAGACGGAGCCAGGCACCAGGATGGTCTTGGTCGCTGCGTCGATCGTCGTCATGTTGGTGTAACCTCTTGCGTTGTGTGGTGAAGAAGTGCTATGCGTGTTTGCAAACGTGCACTTGTCTTCTTTACAGTTTCGGATTTGGTCAGGCCGCCGGGGCCGTGACCGCCTTGGACTTGCTCTTGAGCCGCTGGGTGTGAAGGCTGGGACGCCAGCACTTGCCGCACACCCACTTATCGACCGTGACCTGGCAGCCACCTTGTGGCTCCCGATCGGTGTTGCATCGACTGCAGCGCTTCAGCCGCGGTGTCAGCTTCAGAGGCATGTCATTGACGTACATGGGGCCAGTGCCCGGGCCGTGCTGCATCGGTTGCTTGTAGTCGCTCACGTGGTCTTCTTTCCTGTGATGAGGTCCATCGAGAACTGCACGGGTGGACCGGTGCGAATGGATCGAGCCCAGGTCTTCTCCGGGCATGCAGCGCAGAGAGATGCGTAGGTCCTGTAGCCTAGGGCCTTCGCCAGCAACTCCACAGCCTGCGTGTGCGTGACCACACCTTTGGTCAGACGTCGCACTCGTTTCGCGCACTTCTTGAGATGCCGGAAGGTGATCGATGGCAGAAGACCCACGTAGAGAACGATGTCGGCAACGGTCTCGTCCTCGACCAAAGGATACAGGTCGTACCTGCCGCCCTCGCTCATCAGGTTTGCTGCCAGGAACCCTTGGTAGTGCTGCTCCAGGCTCTGTGACCGTGCGGTCGCGGTCAGCCTGGGTGGCGGCTCTCGGTAGGGCAACCGCTGCACGTCGGTCACTTGACGGCGTCCAGCTTCGTCGGGTCGGCCTTGTAGAGCTCGAGCAGCAGCCAGTGGTCCATGGCGTTGCCGATGTCGAGCGCGACCTTGCCTTGTCGGGCGATCCCAGGGATGATCCACTTGGAAGCCGGGCCGGCGCTGACGAGCACCAGCGGGTAGTCCCACTTCGCGCACTCCGCAAGGGCCGTGTCGGCATCACGCCAGGACTTGAGGCTCACGTGGCGGATGCCGACGTTGAGGTAGGCCCGCGCACGTCGCGCGAACGTGATGGCAGTCACCGGGTTCGCGTGCAGCACCAGGACATTGCCGGCCGCCTTCAGGAGCGCGGTGCGATGTTCCAGGTCCCATTCGTTGACGAAGAAGTTGTCGACCAGCGGCTGACCCTTGCCGTGGATCTTGTACCACGGGTAGACGCTGTAGTTGGGCTGCATCAGGCCGTTGACGTTCGGACCGAAGTAGTTGGTGAGAGCGATCGACGCACGCATCGAATCGTTGAGCTGCTCGAAGGTCATGCCCTCGATGCCCATGCGCGTGCGCCACGCGGTGTCGAACGAATCGACCGGGAGGCCGGACACCTTGTTGGCGGCGGCGGTCGCGCAGTCGATGAAGAGGTGACGCTCGCCATCACCCATGCGGACGACGGACAGCGGCAGCTTGTTCTTGACGGCGGAGAAGACAGTGTGGTAGAAGGCGCGGCTCGCGATGGTGCGGCCGGCGTACTCCTTGGCGTCGTCGATGGAGAGCGGGTAGTTCTCTCCGATCTCTTTGGCAGTGATGGTCATATGCTAACGGCTTTGGTTGAGTTGATTGTCACGCGGACGAGACTCTTTACAGTCTTGCTCGCGCTCCTCTTCGGTCTGCTCGCTACCCTCCGCTGCAGACTCCTCTGCTTCCGGCATGACCGTGACTGCGATCATGCCGTTGCAATCTGTTGAGACATGGGTCGGTGCCATGTCATGCTCGACGCTTGATGAACCCGCGCTCGATGAGTAACGGCAACTTCGAGGGCTGCCGCGATGCCGCGTACAGACCATCGCTGTACGACTGGCCGAGAAGCATGGGCTTGGAGATGCCAGTCTCGCGTGAGAGCTGTTCGACCATGCGGTCGACGAATTCGTCGATGCCCGATGTCGTCTTGATCTCGTCACCCGAGACGTAGGGCCGTGCGTGAATGATGCGCTCGGGCGGCGTGTACCAGGGATCGGCAGTGATCTGCGACTCGACAGTCATCGGCTCGCAACGCCAGTTCGAGCCGTCCCAGTAGGTACGCAGGATCTTCGGAGCCGACGGCAGCTTCATCAGCGACTCGGCTCTGACGACGGCGGGCGCCACGGCTGCTGCGAGCATAGCGCCCAGGAAACCACGACGTGTTGACATCAGTGCACTCCTTCAGTTGGCATCAGCTCCAGCATCTTGTGCGGATAGAAGATACCGGTCTTGACCGGGGGTCCGGGATTCTCGCCACGTGCGACAGCCGCCGCATGTTGTTGCGAGGTCATACCGTTGTCGAAAACAACGGGCTTCGGGTCCTGCGCCCATTGACGCTTCTTCTCTCGTCGCTGCTCACGACCCTGAGCGTCGAGCGTCACCTCGTAGGTGATGATCCAGCCCGACTTGAGATCGCCACTCGGTGTCTGGCAGTCCGTGCCGTCGATCACGATTCGCGGATACTGCATGGTCAGCCCCTGATCTTGAGATAGGCGAGGTCGCGTGCCTTGTCGAACAGCGACTCGATCTGATTGCGTCCGAGCCGACGTGCTGGCTTGGGCCCACGCTTCGCACCCAGGAACATGGGCTGGGTGACGCCGCGGTCGAAGACGACATTCGACTTGTCGATCTCGCTGACGACGACCGTGAATCCCTCCATGTAGCCGAGTTCACCCAAGATGAGTGGCCCCCGGTCTTCATCGAGCATGACGCGCTCAATGACATCCACGTACTGCTGCTGCAGGCAATCGCCACGCGTGTACGCATCGACCACATCCGACTTGAACGTAGTGGGACCGTTGCCGATCTTGTAGCCGTACATGGTGATGAAGTGCCCATCAGCCACGTGCTTGGGCACCACGACCTTCATCAGCGAGTCGGCCTTGACGATTGCAGGTGCGGCGGCCGCAGCCAGCATCGCACCCAGGAAACCACGGCGGGTAGGATTCATGTCAGTAGTCCTTCTTCACTTCGGTGACACCCGCCAGCTGCGCCAGCAGGTCATCTTGGTAGGGTATGTAGAGCTCGAGTTTCTGGTCGAGCTCGATGAACGGGGACTTCGTGTGCTGCTTCAGGTACGCACGCGTGATCGCCTCCGGCATGGTCCGACCGAATGACCGCGTCTCGGACTCGGGCGTACCCCAGGCACATGGTCGACCCTTGACCGGATCTTGAGGCCAGGAGATGCTGATCTTCCCGGTCTCCATGAGATAACCGGCGTGCAGCCAGTCACGATGGAATCGGTTGTCGTGATTGAAGTTGATGACGCGACCGTGCTCATTGACGACTCGCGCAGTCATGTGGCGCTCCGGGTGCGGGTAGCGGACGCAGAAGACTTCAATGCGCCAGGGCTTGCCCAAGGTCGCGATGACCGCCGCGTCCAGGTGCGCGCCGAACAGCGAGTCGATGTGATACTCGTGTGCCATCATGTCCTCGCTTGCGGATGGAAGATGTAGGAGTAGATGTCGGTCCCGTACCTGGAGTTCAGGTAGAAGTTCGGCGCGTACTGGGCGCTGATGTCCTCGGGGTAGCGACCCTCCAACGTCTCGACGTACCAGCTCAGCTGCCAGCACATGTCACGAGTGCCCATGATCGGGAATGCATCGAAGCACTCGGGCCTGTTGTACTGCAGGAGCGCCCATTCCTTCGCGGTCTGCAGGTTGGTGATGCCGAGATCGTGGAAGACCTGGAAGAGACCCCATTCGAGATCGATCTGCTCGTGGTCAGGACGGAGTCGAAAGCGCGCGAGCCAGTCGGGTCGACGCTGAGCACGGCCCAGGCTCCACAGCTGCAGCATGCGCCGAGGGAAACGAACCGGTGGTACTTCACCGTCTTTGGTGTGGTGCTCGATCATGTGTGCTCCAGAAATGGGTAGCCCCGGCATCGACTGCTCGACCCGGGGCTCGTTGTACTAATCGTCGCCGTCCTCACCCTGCGCTCGCATCATGTGATCCGAGCAATATGCGTTGACGTAGGCGGTCACGACTGCGAGATCGATGGTGTTGAACTCCGAACTCAGAGAGCGCGTGGCCTGCTTCTTCGGATCGCGGACGAAGATGAAGATCCGTGCATCCGGGCCGATCTCGTCAACCGCGGTCTTCGCCTTTGCCAGAGCTTCGAGCGCCGAACCTTCGTGGCCAGGAAACACGACGACTCCCATCAGCCTTCTCCCTCGGCAGCCGAGGCCTGTTCAGCCAGCTGGTCTTCGTAGGTGTTGATGAACGCGGGCTGGGGAAAGAGGGGGCGCCAGACATCCGGCATCGCCGAGTCAACCACGCCGTCGAAGTCCTCGTCGACCGCCCAGTAGTCGTAGGCGGCCTCGCCCTCGAACTCGTTGCCCGGAGCGTGCTCCTGGCTCGACTTGCAGGTGATGAACCGCAGCTCCTTGTCGCCGATCGTCTGCCAGCGGCCGATCAGGATCTCGGTCTCCCACGGAGCGGTCATGATCGGGTACCAACCGTTGTCGCTCTTGACGCCGGCGGCTTCCAACTTGGCGACGTAGGCCTGCATCTCGACGTAGGCCGTGTCCACCGGTGCGGTCTTAAGTTCAGTCATTGATGCCTCGTTGTTAGGGGTGGGCCGGACGTTCGGGAGCAGAGAGCCGAAGCTCACCGTCCCTAACCTGGACCTTGCGGCCCCGGCTTACTCAGACGCACAGCAGAGGTTATCCGCTGTGTCCGGCCCGGCTGCGTACACACCTAGTTGCCTAGGTAGAACCCGCAGCTGTTCTGCGCTTAGGCCGCGAGGGCCTGAGCGAATTGCTCGTCGTTGGCAGTTAGTTTTGTACCCTGTCGGCTCTGTAACGCTGAGCTAGACTAGGCCATACGCGCGAGTCGTCGTCCTCCACATCAGCAACGCTGTCGAAACCTGGTCGGCCCCATCACTAGCACCCGCATGTACGCAGGCGCTAGTGGTGGAGCCGGGGGGAATCGAACCCCCGTCCAACATCCGTCAGCTTCAGACTCTCGTCGGCGAGTGCCGACACACGACCATACACATGAAGCCGAAGCTCCGTGTTCATGAAACTAGAACCCCACGGTGAGGGCACGATCCTCACCACCGAACCCGTTTTACGGGGCATCCTCTACCACCTGAGCTACGTGGGGTCTTCCCTATGGTTTGACACACGCCCGATTGCTCGGACACTACGTCGTCCCTGGGGAGGCGGGACTTCTCACTGCAACTGCGGGTGACTCTTCTTTCGCCCTCGCTGCGTTGATCGTTGCGCTGGCTTTACTTGCCGCCGGGGCCCGTGCCCGGGGTGCAGATGGGGGCCGAGCCGCCGTTGCCGGGCATGCAGCCGTCCGGCGTCGAATCCTGGGCCATGGCGACGCCACCGAGGGCGGCCGCGATCAGCAGTGCGGCGGAGAACAGGGTCTTCTTCATCTTCAGCTCCTAGGCTGTGGTTGGGAAATGGTTGGTGCGTGTGATCGGATGTCGTAACTGTAGGTTCAGCTCCGAGTCTTGCGAACATCGGCATCCGTCACACGCAACCATGTGTAGGTGGCCGCCGGCAAGGATCTGCAACCAACCCGGCGGGCCTCTAATCTATGCACAGAGTGCTTAGGCGCAGACATGCCAGGCACATGTCAACTACGGCCGACCACTACGAGCGCGAACGCCGAATTTGGTCAGGCGCAAACCAGGGCACGATCAGCTTGCCCTATCGCTGCAACGCGATGTTCCTTCTTTACCGTTTCGGAGAAATGGAGAGGCTGGACTCGAACCAGCACGCGGTCCTCATTGTCTCAGTTGGCGGCCGAGACCCGAGGGGCACCACCCTTGCCAAGGCAGCACGTCTACCAATTTCGTCACTCTCCACCCTGCCGGAGATACCGGGCCCTGGGATCGAACCAGGTGCCGGGTACCTTCGTTGCTCACTGCAAGCCGCGCTCGGCCAGGAGGCCGATGTCAACGCCGTTGATGAAGAGATCACCGGGCGACACCGCAGCAGCGATGCGTTCCAGGCCGACACGTGCATACCTGGGTTCCTCGAACAGCGCGGCCTTCGCCGTCGCCATCACGTCCACGTCGTTCCAGTGGACGTTGTTGCTACCGAGCCGGGACAGCATGGTGAGGGCGCCGCGAACCTTCTCGTCGCTCTCATCCATGAACCGGACCGGCTCCTTGAGGCCGAACCACGAGCGCCAGCCCATGGTCAGTCCTCGTCGTCTTCGTCGCCGTCGTCCGAATCCGAGTCGTCATCACCGTCCTCGTCCTCGAACTCGGCCATGGCGGACTCGTAGCCGGCCCACTCGTCGACGCCTTCGTCGACCAGCGCGTCGAACTTGTCGGCCTTGATCTGGATCTCTTCGGGCACGAAGGTCGCCAGGCCGTTGAGCGCCATCTCGAATGCGTCCTGGGCGCCGCCCGTGGTCGGAACTTGGTCGACGATGGATTGCACGAAATCGATGACGCTCGGCTTGTCCGCCAGCGCGTCCTTCCAGGTTGTGCTCATGGCAGCTCCTTGGTCAGTTGAGGGTCGCGATCATCGACTGCGCGGGCTCGGCGAACATCAGCGGCTGGTCGTTGTCGTCGACCTCGACGCCGATGATAGCCGACTGCGGGATCACCATGCGCAGGCTTTCGTCGCCCGGGCTGTTCGGGTCCGAGTCGAACATCTCGTAGTCGCCGGGGCGGACGAAGACGAGCATGCCGGGGACGATAGGCTGACCGACGTCGAGCTCGATGGGAGCACGCGTGCCAGCCGGCGTGAAGCCGCCGGGGCCCACCGCGGTGACGGCGAAGAGATCGCGTTCGGTTTCCTGGCCCGGGATGATGATGCCGCTGCTCTTCTCACGGCTGGGAATGCGGCGAACGACGACGTGCTCGTTGCGGGGCTTGATCTTCATGTGGTGAACCTTCGTTTGTGGTTGGGGGACAAGAGTGCAGAGCTACGAACCGAGGCCGCGCAAGCATCGCCGGTCTGGTCTCCGTCAGGTGACCAACTTCTTCCCGCTTGTTCTCGGTGACCGCCATTACGGCCCATGGTCCTCGGCCCGTAGCTCTGCACTCGGGTTGGTCGGGTTCCAGGATTCGAACCTGGCGCGTTTGGCCACAGGGCTCGGAAGCAACGCGTCAGCGTCTCGTACCTTGCCCCGCCCTACTAGCGGCCCCCATTGGACACCCCCGGAATAGGTGCCGAGAGGCATGCCTCCCGGTCTCCCGCTATTACCCCGAAGGGTTTTGGAGCCTAGGACTCCAGGACTGCAGCGGGCACAGCCTTTGTCTTACTGCGGATCGATCAGCAGCGAATAGGAGCCGCCGCGCTCCGCCGAGGTGCCGATGAAGCGGATGGTCCACACCTGCCCGCGCTCTGCGTAGATCGCGGCGTCCGGGTTGTGCGTGATGTTGTAGAACTGCCGGCCGTCCTTGAGGGTCGTCGACAGCTGCACCATCTTGAACTTGGTTGTGATCTTGATCGGACGAAGGTCCGTGGCCTCGAACGTCACGTTGTAGATGCCCGTTGCCGGGCTCACGAACGTGACCGTGTCGTCGAAGGCGCCGCTCACATCGTGGTCGACCTTGACGCCCGGAGGCACGCCGTACATGTAACCGGTGGCCTTGGCCTTCGTGGTCGATGCCATCAGGACAATGCCGACGGCTGCGACCACGACGATTGCGCCGAAGCGCTTCAGTTCACTCTTCCACGTCCACATGGTGGCTCCTCTTGTTGTTTGGTGCTGAGAGTGAGATTCGAACTCACGGGGACAATGACGACCCGCCGTCTTACAAGGACGGTGCCTTAGACCACTCGGCCATCTCAGCACTCCGAAAAGGGTTGGGACCTTCGCAATAGTCCCACCGCCTGTGCGCGCGAATAAGCTAGGGAGGGTCCAGGCTTACTCACCTACAGGAATTCCATCAGCCGATCACGGTGTAGCGCGTCCGTTGAGCACGCACTTCCTTCACGGTCTCCAGGTTGACTGCCCGGTAACCCTTCGCCTTCATGTCGTAGACCACCAAGTACGGCTTGTCGGCACCGGCCAACGTGCTGTCGCCGCCCTTCAGGTGCTTCCGCACTCCAAGGCGACCGTTCAGCATACGGTCGGTGCCGTCGTTCTTGACGAAGTCGATGGTCACGAACTTGCCCACCTGCTTGAACATGAAGTCCCGCAGGTTGACACGACGGACCACGTCTTCCTTGATGACCGCCGTCGCAGCCACGGAACTGGTCGCGGGGCTCGGCAGCGGTTGCAGGGTCACATCCACCGGCACGAAGCCGGAGACGTTGACGGTCAGGTTCAGGGGTTGTTGCGATGCGATCATGGTGTAGCTCCTAACGGCGTTGATGAAGAATCGGGAGTGGCTACCCGAAAACTGCCCGTGCGTTTCTCAACTCGCACGTTCAGCTTGCCGTGTTCATCATCCGTTTCGCCAGGTGCTATCCTGTTGACGGGGGCCGAAGCCCTTGTACTCCTTCTTTACAGTTCTCAGTCCCAGTAGGGCAGGGGCTGAACCACCGGCTCCACATCATCCAGCTCACGACGACCCTTGACCAGGTCCTGACAGAAGCGACGAGTCGCCTGACGCCAGGGCTTGGTGTTGTTCAGCGTGATCCAGTAATGCGGAGTGCGCCAATACTGGCGGTGGCGACGGTGGTAGTACGAACGACTCATGTATAGCTCCGTTGTTGAACTATAACATGTGTCACCTCCTTGTCTTTACAGTCTGTGGATCATCCGACGCGGACGCCGGTCAGTGCGTGGAGGACGCCGAACACGTTCAGCAGCCAGAGAACGACCGCGAGCACCACCACGAAATAGATGATGATCTTGATCGTCGGGTCCATCGGGATCTTCGTCTGCACCAGCCACAGCAGAAAGCCAATGACGATGAGAACGAGGATCACGACGAGCAGAGAGCTGAGTGCCATTTGAGACTCCTTGGTTGAGTCCCTCCTCACTTGTACGCTTGCTTGTTCTTGTCGAGATCGGGGTTGTAGCTCATGCGGCCCTGGCCGTCGATGAAGAACCCGGGCTTGCCGGGCACGGGATGGGGCTGAGCAGCTTGCGCCTTGCGCTCGGCGGCCTTTGCCTCTTCTTCACGACGGGTCGGAACTCGCTTGACCGGTTGCCAAATGTCGGATGCCATAGGAATCTCCCAGTTGATCGGACGACACAACCCTCTAGTTCTTCTTCATCTTCCTGACGAAACGCAGGACCAGCAGACCCGCAACCGCGAGCCAGAGCGAAGCCGGCTCCGGCACCGAGCTGATCGGTGGTGGCGGAGGCGGGCACACGGGAGGCGGCGGCTTGCAGCCACAGTCCGGACCGGATGCGGGCGGGTGCGGAGGCCAGACGGGACCGCCGCCTCCACCACCTCCGTAGTCACCGCCGCCGAAGCCGCCTCCACCGTAGGAGCCGCCAGTCGGCACGTCCGGCACGAATGCGAACGAGCGATCTTCGACCGGCGCGGGTGCGGGATCGGTCACGGGTGTGCCCGCAGCCGGCGGTGCGAACTCCAGCTCGGCCACCGGCTCCTGCTCGTGAGGCACGCGGTCGATCAGCGATACGTTGTCGCAGACGATGGGGACGGCGACGCAGGTCGGACCGTTGCCGCAGTAGACGAGCGCGAGCTCGACGTGGTTCACGTCCCAGCTCTCGCGCTTGACAGGGCCATGGCACGTGCTGTGACCGCTGTGCATGTCGCGCAGGTTCGCGTAACCGTCGATCTGGTCGCGACCGATGGACACGATCTCGGTGTACGCGACGCGCTCCATCTTGTCCTTGATGAGCGCTTTGTCGGCTGGGTCGATGTTCATATCGGCCAGGGCGCGCGTCAGCTCACCGCGGGTTCGGTAAGGATCGCGGCCAGGCTGAGCCCACGAGCACGCATCGGGTGCCGCGTGGGTTGCTGCTGCGATCGCAAGTGCAATCATCATGATCCGCTCCTCTCACTGGAAGGAAATGAAATTAGGTCTTGCGGTTCAGCTCCTCTTCGAGTCGAACCGCAGTGGCCTCTTCGTTGATGCGACCGCGCTGCCGACGCGGGCCATTGCTCTTGCCAAGGCCGTAAGGTGCATCCATCACAGCCATGCCGGTGCCGGGAGGTCGGGCCTTGGGCATCGTGATGATGAGCCTGGCACCCGGCTTCGGCTCTTGCCTTGGGATCAGAAGCATCTTGTCTGCCTCTTCCCGCGCACGCTTGATCGTCAGGCCAGCCGGGATGCTGTGGTAGGGAGGAGTCCGGCCCGAGTCCATGCGGCCGGTGGATGGCCCCGGCGTCTTCACCATGGCCTTCAAGGCCTGGTAGGCGTCGTTGTTCTTCACCTCCGCCACGTGCTCTCGATAGGACTTGAGCCGCGTGTGCTTCAGCCAGTTCTTGCGCTCGCACAGGAGGATCAGGTTCTCCATGATCGGCGCGTAGGCCACGTGGCCGACGTTGCGAACTCGCAGGTTGTCGAGCAGCCACTTGGTGGTGTCGGGCTTCGACACGTCCAGCTTGTGAGGCGGGACATCCAGCTCCATGAGCATGGAACGGATCGCGGTTTCTTCAATCATGTTGACCCTCGGTGATGATCTCGATGCTGGTCCAGTTGAGCGGGACGGGAGGCTTCAGCACCATCTCGATGATGAGCTGTCCGACTTGCTGGCGTGCCCACTTGCGTGCTGCACGTCCGTGCTTGAAGGGCTTCGGCCCTATCTCGTGGTACGTTCCATTGGGGCTGAACCCACAGGTGAAGACGCACGGTCGACGCCGGATGTAGACGATGAACCAGGACTCGATGGTCCAGCCTTCCATCGTCGGCATCGGGATCTTGTCCCTGATCTTGTCGAAGTAGGACTCGGCGGCCTTGAACGTCATGGTCAGCGCGTCTGCCGTGCTCTCGCGCTCCATCTGGCCCAGGAGCTCACGGTCGACCGCGAAGGCCTTGCCGATCTTCGCATTGATGTCGGCGATGAAGCCCTGCACCGGGTAGTTGGCCCAGGGCTTGGTGACCTGCTGCAGCTCTCCGCTCTGCGGCTTCTGGTCGTAGAAGGGAATGCCTTCGACCGGTCGAATGTCCGGGTGACGTATATCGGGCACCGTCAATCGCTCCGTGTAGAGCTTGTCCACATTGGAGGGCAGTGGCCGAGCGCCTTCGACCTCGTCCTTCGTGCGCCGGAAGAACTGCGCGAAATCGCGGACGTTCAACGGGTCGTGGTACATGTACATGACACCAGATCCGTAGGTAGCTCGCACGTAAGCGTCCATACGGTTCGCGTAGTCGATGGCGGCCTGGATCGACTCGCGGCTCGGCGGGAAGTAGACGATGCCCTCGTCTTCATCGTCGGGTTGGAGCTTGTCCATGTCAGAGCGCCGGTGGTGCGTCGAGGAAGCGATCGATGGCGGAGCCAATCGAGTGACGCTCGAGGGCGAAGAAGTCATTGACGTGGATGCTGTTGGCCACGAACATGGTGGGCGGCAGACTCGTGGCCATCATGTTATTCGGCACCATCGCGAACTGCGGGTTGCCGATGTTGTCGATGAGGCCTTGCACGCGGTAGATGGCAGCGCAGGCGGCAGTGCGGAAACCGCCGGTGGCCTGGTGCGTGTCCTTGTAGTAGAGCTCGACGCCGCGCGAGAGCAGGAAGCGGAGATCGCGCAGGTCATCATCGCTGAGACCTACGGGCTTGAATGTCAGATGTCCCATCATTTCCTCTTGGGGTAGAAGTGCATGGAGAGAACGCAGCCGAGCGCCGCACCAGAGCCGATCGGAATCCAGACCCACCAGCTGCTCTTGACGACGAGTCCGACTAGGCTCACGTCACAGGCGGCCATCAGAAACGAGCAAACCACGGCCCATGACTTGTGACCGTGGTTGACGTTCTGCTGCTGCGTGATCTTGAGGCCCACCGTCGTGAAGGAGACCAGGAACGCGACGGCGAACTGGATCACAGCAGGAATCCGAAACGGACGACGCCGACGATGTTGTCCTTGAACGGCGGCTCGCGCAGGAAGGCCTTGCCGTTCCCATTCGTCCACTCGTACCAGGCCTCGAACGCCTTCCACTGTGCCTTGTTCAGCTCGTCGCCGTTGGCGTACAGGTTGGAGAGCACGAGGATCACGGACTTGATGATCGGATGATCCTTCGGGATCACGTAGAGAGTGCTCTTCTCGGGGATCTGGTCGTAGACCACCAACACCATCGGTCCTTCGATGATCTTCTTTGCAGGCTTCTTCGTGCTCATTCGTGCACCCATACGCGGCGGCGTTGCGGCAGACCCGTGGTCAACAGGTACTCGAGGTGCGCTTCGCCACGATCAGTCAGCGGCACCTCGTCTTCGTCCTCGTCGTCCTCACGCTCGTGCAGGAGACCGAGGTGACGCAGCCGCTCTCGGCTGTCGGCCACCTCATCGGCACTCGGGCACTGCGCGAGCTTCCCGTGAAAGACCAGGAGCGCGAGGTCCAGGTCTGTGAGCACGGGCTCCCGATCATTCGTCATCGTCGTCCTTTCGGTAGTCGTGGTCATCGACTAGGTACTGCAGTGCGTCGGCCTGAGAAGCCGTCAGCTCCTCTTTACCCTTCGCACGAATCAGGCCCTTGTCGATGGTATGGGTCTTGGTCAACTCGGCCAGCGCAGTCCGTTCGGACCAACGCTGGCTGCGAGCCTCCATCTCGTCGCGTTGAGCGCGCCAGTTCACTTGGGATCGTCCTCCGGCAGCGTGTAGACGACACGACCGACGGGCAGCGCGGTCTTGAGCAGGCGCTTGATGTGCTCGGAGCCGCGGTCGGTGATGTCGAAACGACACGAGTCGTTGCTGTAGTCGGGAGTCGACGAGTCGGAGGTCTGGATCATGGCCCACTCGATGAGCTTGAAGTGGGCCTCCTTCGCGTGACCGCTCATGGTGCCATCGGCTCGCACGTCGGAGTACCGGTCGTCCTGGTTGCGGAAGTAGAAGATCAGGATCTCGAGTTGCAGGATGTCGAGCCGCGGCTTGTCTTCTTCGCGCGTGGGATAGTATGAGATCGCCATGTCAGTTCTCCTTCTCGCCCTTGACGGCAGCGAGGTGACGCTGCGCGGCTTCGAGTCGCGCCTCGGCCTTCCCGATCCGTTCCTCGGCTTCTGCCTTCGCCAGACGGTCGGTGTCAGCCTGTCGCGCACCTTCGGGCAACGCCGCCAGGTAGGACTTGCGGCCGAACATGAACTTGAGACGCTCGAGTGCACGGATCGCCTGCTCGTAGCCGTAGCAGTGGATGTGACCGGGGCCGTGCGTGATCCAGAGGTCCGGCGGTTCGATCAGCAGGTCGGGGAACTTGGAGTCGCGCCACTCGATGTTGATGACGCGCTTGCGCCAGCCGATGACGATCGGACCCCACTCGGTCATGAACATCATCCACGGTTGGTTGTACTGGGGGTTGCCGGTACCGCGATTACTGCAGTACCCGTTGACCAGCCGATGTTCCGACGTGTAGTCGAAGTCGGCCAGCATCATCA